TCACTTCGTTGGTGATACCTTTTTGCCTTTCCGATTGCGGATGTATTGCTCTGTCATGACAACGGTCGTATGCCCAAGTTGATCCTTGGCCTGCATAATGTCTCCGCTGGATTCCGCCTTGTCCGTGCCTGCCTTGGCGCGCAAATCTCGCATCTGGAACTCAGGCTTGGAAACCCCAGCCGCTTCCCGGGCGATATCAAATCTCCTCCGCAACATTGCCGCCGTCATCGGTGAGCCATCCTCAGCAACGATCAGCCGCGTCGAGCGGACCTTGTGACCAGCCTTTCTGGCCATGATTCGACCAATCAATACCTCCAGTTCACCGCTGATTTCAATGCGCCGCTTCGCTTTGGTTTTCCCTTGGGTTACCCAGATCTGCCCGTTGCGGACATCCCGCTCGTCCATTAATCGGGTATCAGTCACGCGCTGGCCGGTCAGGTAGGCCAAGTCCATTGCGTCTTGCAGACCTACGTCAGCCTTGTCATGCACCCGCTTGAACAGCTCGTCTTCGACGTAGGTGTCTCTTCCCGTCTCCTTGTTGCCCTTGATACCTGCGCAGGGGTTCGCCAGCGCCGTATAGCCCTTGTCCCTGGCGTAGTTCCAGATCGCGCTCAGCAGCGCTTTTTCACGGTTGGCCCGGACCGGGGCGGATTTTCGCCAGGTCAGGTACTGTCGAACGTGCAGCGGTTCTATTGTTTCGAGCGGCGCCGGTGGATCATCGAAGAAGGCGATCAGGTTTTTCAGCTCACGCTTGTTATCAGCCTGGGTCGCCGTGCTCTTTGTCGGGACAACATCCACCATATATTTTTCAGCGACATACCGGAACGTGATGACCTTCGATACCAGGTCTGTAGCGGTGCGATCGCGTTCGAGCTTTGCGTATTCCATAATCGCAAGCCCGTAGTCGCTGCCCAGCGGGATTTCCCGACGGCCTTTGCCGCCGGTGTCGTAATAGTAGTAAACCCGGCCGCTGGCCTTTTTCCGTTCGCGCAGTCGCGCTATCGATCCTGGCTTGCTTGGTCGTCTTCCCATGTCAACTGGCCTTACGTGGCGTCCATACGGGTTTTTCTGATTCGAACATACCTACCGCAGTCACGGCCTGGGCCGTTACGCTGGGCCAGCCGCTGACCTTGATCGTATGTCTGATGCCATTTTTTTTCAGGTTGAGGATCTGGCCAGCCTTGGTCCGCGCGCCGGTGAGCTCGCAAACCTCCTCATGGGACAGAAACTGGATGCTCATGCGATGCTCCATGCCGCGCGTGGCGGCAGAAGGTGTTGATGGATCAGGCCAGGTCGGCCAGCGAGAAGACGATGCCCCGGCAATATTTGTCGACGTCGTCCAGCACTTCGAATGTGGCGTGGGGGATATCGGTCTTGTACGTCCAGGAGTAGCCCGGCTCTTTACACCACAGCGCCTCGATTGGCCTGGCCTTGGCCTTCCGCTGGAAATACTGTTCCAGCTCGTCGTCATCATCGATGCTGTCCCGGTCGGGTAGCACGCCCAGGGCATCCACCAGAGCGGTTCCTCCGTCGTAGCAGCCGATCTCTTCCGGGGCTGTGCCTTCGAACTCCATCAGGTCGTCGCTGGCGCCGTAGACAATCACCAATCCTGAGTCCTTTGCGATCTGGATCAGATCCTTGTGGATGCGGCAGGGGTAGGCGATTCCGCTAATGCGGTCGGCAAGGTCTTCTTTGTTCATGGCATAGCTCCGCCCGCCGTTTACCGGCAGGCTTCAGTTGAAGGGATGGGTTACATCACAGTGGCTAGATATGCCTCAGCAATCTGCTGTCGCTGTTCTTGGCGTTGGCGTAGAGTTATCAGAGCCTTTTTGAAAAGGCGGTTGGTCCAACGGTCGCAATCACGGAAAAATTGATTTCTTGACCGACGGGTTGTGATATGGGCAGCGGCGACTATCGATTCAGCAAACTTACTCATGAGGTGTTCCTCGTTGGTGGTCGAGGCTCAATGGTCAATGCTTGCAACTGTCGGTTTCCCGACTATTTCAATCCACCGTGTTCATGGCCTCGGCCCCCTATATACAAGCCAGGCCATGTAGAGCAGGGGGAGGATCATGGCTTGCTCTCCTGGGTTATCGCGCCCGTGATGATCGCCTCGATGGTGTCGCAGTATCGATAGATGTCCTGAACGTGGCCCTGTCCGCTGACTCCGTCGCGCAACGTTGGGCGGATATTTCCGTCGACCTGGGCGGCGATGGACTGGATGGCCTTGCGCAGCACCTCGTTCTCGGCCTTGAGCTGATGAGCCAAGTGCCATGGCGTCCAGTAGCCGTCATTCATCGGGACAGCCAGCGGCTGCTGGGGACCATTCCAACGCAGCCCGTAGCGTGGTAGACCTTCTCCGTCCGGCGGGCGCGGCGGATACCCAGGCACCAAACCCTTAAGTTGGTCGCGTTCGGCCAGCAGCGCCTGAGCGTGGCTGTAGAACTGACGACGGGTCAAATCGCTGTGCATAGCCAGCGTGTAGGGCTGACCGATAACCCCTTTGGTCATAATGCTCATGACATCCCCAATGCAGCAGAGAGGATGAGAAGGCCCCACAGGATTGCGCTGAGGGCCAGGGCTTTGGGGATCATGGGCTCACTCCCTCAGCCTTGTGCTTGATGAGCCGCCATTTGGTGTTGTTGCGCTGGCTTCGATCAGACTCGACCAGGCCGTCACGCTCCATCCTTTCCAGTTCGCGGCGGATCTCAGGAGTGTCGCGGGCGCCCGAAACGTGAAACTTGAACCACCAGGTGCAGAACCAATCATTCCGGGGGTCGATTGCGCCGCTCATATAGGTAGTGATTCGCTGGCGGAGGGTCATGGGGTCACCTGCCTGCTGACATTCCTCACATCTTCAGCAGTGACTGTGTACTGAGCGACGTCCTTAACTGTGAAAAAGTCCGGCTGGCAAAATTTGCGTGCCCAGGCTTTCAGCGGCTCGAGCGCGGTCTCAAGATCTCTTGATGCCTCCCCCCTCAGGAGGGGATAGTCTTCTACCCATTCGCCCGCATCGCTGGATGCAGCGTTATCCCACATGATTTCAGTGATCTGGTTCGCATCAGGCAGGAAGCCCGCCGGATCGTCCTTGCATTCCGTGGCTCGGTAGATTTTGTCGCCTACGGCCAGCCCGTTGCCGAGTCCAGGGCCAAAGCTTGTACCGTCCTCAGCGCTTCCATAGTTATCGCGGATCAGATCGGTCAGGGCGGTGTAATCCCATGATCCGCTCTCGCCATTCAGTGACCATCGTTGTTTGGCTTGCTTTTCCATTGGGCAATACCTGTTCCATCCCGCCGCATGGGCAGGCTTGATAGGGGAAGGGGTTAGGGCTTGGCGTGAATTTCGAGAAGGTGTTCGACTTGGTTGGACATCTGCCCGCCATCTTGCGCGGCCTCAACAAGTTCAAGCGCCCAGTCTTCGAGCCAGTTGTGTGGCACGCCGATAATCTGGGTGTCAGGCGCGTCGGAGCAGTCCAGCGGCCAAGCCCTGAGAACCTTGTCCCCTTTGTAAGTCATCAGGGGTTTACCGGTTTCCTTGTCAGTCCATTTACCGTCAGCGTCCAGCAGAGCGAATGTCAGTACCACGTCGCGCTCGCCATCCCAGTTGTCGATGTGGCGCACCGCGTAGAGGCCCGGCTTGTAGGCTGGAGGCTTACTTTCCATGGCGGGCTCTGCGCTGGCGAATAGGGCGGCGCGCGCAACGGAACCATCTTCGATGAAATCGGGCTCGTCACCGCACCAAAGAATATTCAGCGGCTCGCCGCTCACGGTGTCCCAGTTCCCGCTTTCGAAGTGGTAGTGCTCGCGCTCAGCGTAAAACTTCAAGGCCTGTTCCAGCTCGTCGATGCGCTGGTCTGCCGCGGTCAGGCGCTGTTGCAGGGCTTCACGCTCGGCGATGAGTCGCGGAACCTCACCCTCGGCTGTTGCAAGCTTGGTATCGCGTTGGCGTTCGTCAAAACGCCGCTGCGCTTCATCGTCGCCACTCAAGCACCCGCAACGATGTGGGTGTGCCGTGTAATAGATATGACAGAGGCGGTCGGGGTAGGGTGGTGGTTCGGTCGCTTTGTTTTCTGTGGGCATGGGGAAGCCTATGGAGTAAATTTGGCCATTTTTGGGGGGCACTTATGAGTTGGTTTGAACTTGATGCTGAAGGAAGTGAATATGCAGGAGTTATCCAACATGAAGTAAGCAAGGCAGTAACTTTAAATGGACTGGAGATTCCGCCGAAAATTGAAATAGTCAGCGAGCCAGATCCGGGTGTTATGCTCATTGGTATTGCATCTATTCTGTCAAGTTTGGTTATCGGTTTTTTTACATATAGAGTTCAGAAGAATCAAATACGAGCGAACGCAGCGTCGCTCCGGAACGTATGGATGGAGCAGCTTCGAGTCGCTTCGGCTGAGTTTCTCCAGTGTGTAGCTATAGTTATAAATCTGCTCGATCAAGAAGAGTTCTCTTCAGAAGATGTTGCAATGATGATGTCTAAGAAGCGAGATGCGCTCTTTCTCCAAATTAAAATAAAGCTTTATGTCGGCACTAAAAGTGATTTGGCAAAAGAAATTAATAGCCTTTCATCTGGGATATTGGTTGATATTAATTCATTCGAGGAGGGTGAGTTTTCCTCGTCAGGTCTCAGGGATGAGCTAAGCCGCCTTGAAAATTTAATAGTGGAGCAAATTGAAAAAGCATGGGGGCAAGCGAAAAAAGACCTTAGCCTACCGGCGGACAAGTGATCTAGTGCCGTTGCAAAATTCGCCGAGGCCGGCGAACAAATTGATTGCAGTGGGCATTTGCTTCCTATGCCGGGCCATGCCCGGGCGGTGGAGTAGGGGAGTTACGCTGCTTCGGCTTGGAGATCGGCAACGCGCCACGGGTCATTGGCGCGGGCGAGGGCTGCCATCGGCGGTGGGCTGACGCTGTTGCCGCACATGTGCACCTGCTGGGTCTTGGTGAAAGGCTTGCCGTCGGCGCCGTGGCTGATGATGTAATCGGCCGGGAAGCCCTGAGCCTTGTACAGCTCGGACGGCTTCAGCATCCGCAGGCAGATGTCGACGATCACGTAAGGCGTGCCCTTCACCATCACGGTGACCATGGCCAGGCGATCCTTGGTGGTGATCGTCGGCGCCGGTGCATCGCAGGCGCTGATGTTTTCGGTGCCGTAGTAGCTGATCAGGAAAGCCGCGACTCGCAGGGCACTGGCTTCGTGCTCTGGCGAGAGAGTCAGCGACACCAGGGAGCTTTTCCCGCCACCGCCGGCGGTGATGGTGGGGGCGGGCTCTTCCAGGCCTTGGCCTACGCTGGCGCCGAATGCACGTTCCATGAATGCGCTCACCAACCCGTGGTGCTGGCCGCCGGCGCTCACTGTGTGTAGCGGGTCGCTGACGTCGCGTGCATCGCAGTTGCCACGCAAGTGCACCAGGTTGGCGGACACCAGTTGCTGCTGGCTGCCGGTGTTGGTCACCGTCGTCAGCGGTTCATCCATGCCCTTGGCGTCGGTGGTGTTGAAGCCCCCATTCATCTGAGCCATGAAGGCGGTGGCAACCGCCCGGTGGTTCTGTGTCATCAGCGCGCCCACCGGCTGATCAATGCCCACCGGCTTGCCTGAGTACTCCGGGCCACCAGCCCCAACCATCAGCGGACTGATCAGCGTCAGCTCACCGCGGTTGGCGCAGGTCACAGTGGGAAGCGGCTCCATCGGATCGTTCACCCGGACGCTGCCCTGGTGTGTAGCCGGCGCGATCACCGAGCTTGCCATGGCGAACGATCCGCCGCGTGGCCAACTGGTGACTGTGCGCAGGGGCTCGTCGGCCGATTGCACCGTCTCACCGGACCAATTCGCGATCGGCACAATGAACGGCGCCGGGTTGTCGATGACGAACTTCTTCATGCCCTTGGCAACTCGGCGCAGGGTGGCCGGGGCCAGGTCCTTCTTGCGACCGAAGATGCTTTTGCCGAGATCGCTGAAGTCGATGCAGTCGGCGGCTGTCTTCCACTTCTGCTGACCCTTGACCGGGTTCTTCGCATGGGTGGGCTCCGGCCACACGATCGGCTGGCCATCGCAGCGGGCTATCATGAACAGGCGTTCCCGGCTGGTGGGTGCGCCGAAGTCACAGGCTTTGATCACCTTCCACTCGACGACATAGCCCATGCCTTCCAGCAGGGCGACGAAACGGCGCCAGGTCCGGCCACGTCGCTTGGGGTCTGGCACCAAGTACTGCTGCTCGACGGGCACGCGTTCGCCAAATTCAGCAACCGTGCCATCGAGCTTCACAACTCGGCCCGTTGTTCTGCAGCGCTTGGCAATGAGAGGTCCCCACTGAAGAATCTGCTTAACATTTTCCAGGCTGAGTACCCGGGGCTTCTTCTTTCCGCTCCACTTCAGTCCAATCCATGAAAGGCTGCGAATCTCGCGCTTGCGTGGCTGGCCGGCGGAGGCCTGCGTAAAGTGCGTGCAGTCCGGCGACATATGGAACCAGCCAACCGGCCGGCCGCCGCATTCCGTATCCGGATCACCCTCGAAGACATCGGTGGTGAAGTGCCGGGCGGCCGGATGGTTGACGGTGTGCATGCTGATAGCGGTGGGGCTGTGGTTCTTCGCCACGGCCACCGCACGGCCCAGGCCCATCTCCAGGCCGGTACCGGCGCCGCCACCACCACAGAAGAAGTCGACGACGATCTCATCATCCTGGGGGTTAAAGCCGAGTCCATACTGGGTTTTGAAATCGAAGGGGTGTCTCTTCTGGTGAGCGGGCATGAGAAGTCCTCGCCCCCTGCATTCGCTGGAGGCCAATTTGGTGATTAACTAAGCGGGGGGAGTACCGTTTCTGAAGGGAGCATGTAATGAAATTGGAAAAGTTTCTTGAATCGTCGCTTTGGGCCCTATGGTGGTTGGTTGTTGGTGGCGCTGCGTTTTGGGTAATCGTAGGATCTATTGGATTTTTTAGTAGGAATGGATGGCTGCCTAATGAAGCCTCAGGGTGGGCACAGGCAGTCGGCGCAGGTATTGCAATTATCACAGCGGCCTATATTCCGATGTGGCATGCAAAAGTTGCTACAATTGTTAAGCAAAAAAACTTGCTTGGGGTTATGCGTGTCTTGTCAGACGAGGCTCTCGAAAAGCTTTGGCTACTTTCAAACTCATTTTTGAAGTTAGAGAACGCTCCCAGAATGATGCGAGATTATCTTTATTATAAGCGTGACCAAGATTGGTCGGGCTTGTTCGATGCGGTGAATAAAATTCCAATTGCTGAGCTACCACCGGAAAGTGCGAGGACGCTTGGCTACCTTCGAGACGCAGTTGAATTTGGGCAACGTGTGGCAGGAGAGCTCCCATTATGGGCTGGAAGAGGCTACGCCCAGCCTGACATGTTAGTTGCACTCAGAGCAAAGCGAGACTTGCTCGCGATTGCTCGTGCGAGCCTACCTCACATAAATGGTGTAACCGTGGACGGAAAAGTTGACGCTCAAAAACGCGGCGAGCCATACGAGTTACATAGACCTATGCTGGAACCTTACAGCATAAACGGGGTAAAAGTTTTCAGATATTACATATGGAACGCGAATGAAGATGACTGTCCTGTAGGAGCGATAGTACAGTGCTTGTTTCCTGTGGGGCGCTATGAATGCAAGGCGGAGTACATTCAGGGATTCCATTGGAAATCTATGCGACAGGCAGAAAATGAGGTCGAGAAATTTGCTTCAGATTCAATAGGCTTAGATAACGATTGGACTGAATTTTTTCTGCGCGGAGGTTAAGGTCCTGCCTCCCTGGTACGAGGAAGCAGGGCGCGGGGCATTGGGAGTGATCAGGCGGTGGCACGCCTGAGTTGTTCGGTGAGCTGGGTTGGGAGGCCGCGCAGGGTCAGCGTTCCCCCGGCCGCATCGAACTCGATTTTCGAACCGAGAAGGTGCTGCTCAAAACTAATCGATAGGCCTTCTGCCCGGCCTGTGAAGCGCCGGAATTTGTTGAGGGTCTTCTTGTCAGCCGGCAGCGTGTCGGAAAGCCCGTAATCGGAAGCCTTGATGAAGTCGGCGAATGCCTTGGGTTGGCCCTCATCGATCACTTCCGACAGCTCAGCCAGAGTAATCGGTTCGCCAAGCTTGGCCTGGGCCATCGCGTAGCTGACCAGTGTCTGGGTCTTTTCGCGGGCGGATTCTTCTGGCAGATCCTCGCTTTCAACGAAGTCGCTGAACGCCTTGAGTAAGGTCCGCGTTTCGCCAGGGCCGTCGATTCCTTCCTGGCAACCGATGAAGTCGCGGAAGTAATCAGTCAGCCGGCGGCCCTGCTTGCCCTTCAGGTAGGAGATGTACTGCTTCGACTGCCGGTTGTTCTGCCATTCGCTGATGTTGATGCGTGTGGCCAGGCGGATATGATCCAGGTCCAGGTGCTTCATGGTCATAAGGCGCAGCTCTTCGGTCATGGTCACCGCTTCGGTTTCCTGCACCAAGGCGATGGCCAAGTACTCGGTCATGCCTTGCTGGTAGTGGCAGAAGAGGGCGTGCCCGCCGGTGGTGAGGTTCGACTCTTCCATCAACTTGGTCAGGTGCTCGACGGCAATGATGCTGAACGAGAGGAAGTCGCTCCCACCGGCCAGGTACGTGCCCAGCCACCCACTGAGCGGGAAGGCGCCCGATTCGGCTTGGAAGAATCCCCAGCCCTTGCCCGCAGCAGCGTTGTAGGTTTCGTTGAGCTGCTGGATCAGATCGTCCCGTGCCGGGCTGTCGACCTGCTCGTTGCTGGCGAAGTGCAGGACGGCGGGGTTACCGTCGGGCTTTTTATCGATCTTGTGAATCACGCTGTGAAGAACAGGCATTGCGATTACCTCAGGTAGGCGCCGCCCTCCGTGACCGGTGGTGGCAGTGGTGATAGGGTTTGCTGTGTGGCAAAGTGATGGCTCTGTATCATCAATTCGCAAGGAGCGCTGCCGATGCGGCATTTGCTGGTTCCAACGATTGCCTTACTGATCACGGGTTGTTCAGGCCTTGGTGTCGTGCCCATGGGGCGCGACACCTACATGATCGCGAGGGAAGGTAGCTTTACTACCTTCAGTGGCGGGGCGGTAAAGGCGGAGCTATATCAAGAGGCGAATCGTTTCTGCGAGAGTAAGGGTGAGCAGCTGATGCCGCTCAAAGATTCATCCATAGACAAAGGGTACGGCCGTCATGCGAGTGCCGAGGTGCAGTTCCGTTGTCTTGACTCCAACGATCCGGAGTTGCGGCGTCCAACTATGGAAACCGAGCCCAGCATGAAGATCAAATTTGAATAAAAGCCCTCCGTGACCGGTGGTGGCAATTTGGTTTGGGTTGGGATATTACGGGTGACCGGCATGGAGCCGGATCAAGGAGTCTCGATGGGCTTGTATAAATATGTCACTGCCGATACCGCAAAAAGAATACTGGATGGGAGCATTAGATTTACACAGCCCGGCGCTTTTAACGATCCTTTTGAGTTGCTTCCTCAGCTAATAATTACAAAAGATATCGAACAGCACGTGAGGACTTTTTCTTACTGCGTTCTCAGTCCAAGAAGAAAAGGGCTAGATCGTAGTCATATCGCCGTAGATGATAAATATTGCAGTGATATCCAATCTAGACAATTGATGGGCGAATTTAATGAAAAGCTCGGTATTCTTTGCTTAAGTCGTAACCGTGAAAGCCTTCTGATGTGGGGCCATTACGCTTCAGAATATTCAGGCGCGGTCATAGAGTTTGATGAGCATCACGAATTTTTTAGCGGGCTACACGCGGTTAAGTACCAAAAGCGCCGGCCTGCATTTAATATCTCTGACTTTTATGAGCAGCCTGTTCCCATCGCTGATCTCTGCGTGAAATCGAACGTTTGGTCTTATGAAAAAGAAGTTAGGATCGTAAGGTCTGCGGTGGATCTTACTAAGGCTGAAAAAATGCTGAACAATTTTCCAATTTTGACTATGGATATACCGATTGAATGCATTAAATCTATTTATATGGGGGAGCGTATGAACCTCCAAAATCAAAAAGATATTTGGAGTCGGGTGGAGAACACAAACATTTCTTTAAGTTTGGCGGCAGTGGCGAACTGGGATTACGCTTTTCGATACGATGTGATCAAATTTCCTGGTCCCCTCATAAGCAGCCCCCTAATAACCCCTCGTACCGCTCATATATTTAAAGATGATCCTGGTGATTTTGGAGATGTAGCGCGATGGGTTATTGAGAACCATGAGTTGTCAGATTTTGTTAATCGGAAGTGCTGACCGCTCGATCATAATCAATACCGGTTTCGGCGAATCTATCAAGCTGTCGCGACTGCCTTTCGGTAATCGCTATTTCCGGTCGTGACATGCTGGCGAAGCGCTCAGACTCTGCGGCTGGCGCTGCGGCCAGATTTAGGATCATCGTCGACACTGTCTCCTGCCATTCCTCGAAGCCGTGGCGCTCGCCGAGGATCTGCAGCGCATCATCGAGTGCTTTCGAAACAATCAGCGAACGCTTCTCGGCGCCGATCCGCTCGAGCAACGCCTTCTCCTTGGCGCGCTTGTCCTTCTGCAATTGCGCGTTGCTCTTGGCCATGGCCTACCTCCTCAATTCCACTGGCCGGCAGCGCCAGCCAGGTCTGTCGTTTGCGTTGTTGGGAGCGGAAACGTCTCACGCTGCTACCTTCACCTGGTTCCAGGCGCCGACCGAGGCCAGCAAGGAGGACAGTTGCGCCTCCGTGACTCGGGTGTTGCCAGGCACGGCCAGCCAGCCCATGCCAACCAAGTGGTTTGCATTGCAGTCGGCTTTCACCTCGTCGTAGAAGTGTTCGAGTACATCCGAAAGCCTTTCCACCATGTGGACGCCGTCCGGTGTGATGTCGATGGATTTGATGTACTGGGCGCCATCCTGCCGAATGCAGATGCCGGCGATGTAAATCGTCCATCGGTGGGCTATATCGCACAGCGCGTCGGAAACCTTTCTTGAAAGAATCTGCTTCCCGTTTTTCCAGTTGATCATCACCTGGACGCCGCTTGGGTCGATGTTGATGACCGCGGCGTGGTGGGTGTTAACCAGGGCTCGCATGCTTCGTTCGATCTGGACGCGCCGATTGCATGGCTTGCGCTTGCTCATAGCGAATCCACCATTTTGCGCACCGCTCGGCGCTCGGCCAGGGTGAGCTTGAGCGGTTTGCGCTTGAGGACCGTTTCAGGGTCTATCCGAGTTGAGCGGGGCGGCGGGATCGGGTTGTGCGGAGGGCTTGGCAGCTTGTCGATTTGGCCGCCGGCCGCCAGGTACTGGGCGATTCGATCTGAGATCGCGTCCGCCTGGGGCCGATTGTGTTCGACCAGGCTGAGGTGGTTGCTGATCATGCTGCTTTGCTCCTCAACTTCTGCTCGTACCCATCCACCAGAAGCTTGAACTCCCAGAGGTCTTCTTCGAGCTTTTCGATGTAGTCGTCGTCCCGCTGAAACTCTTTCCACCAGAGCTGGCGGCCTACCGGCCTCAATAGAGGGCAGTACATCCCCAGGTGCCACCATTTACGCTCAGCGATCCACATGCATCCCTGCACCTGGTCAATGACGTCACTGGCATCGTTGTCGATGTGAAAGGCACGGAGCTTGTCGGGCGCCAGAAAGCATTTGTACTCGGACCCGCCATCCTCACCGATGAAGCCGTCCGCACTGGCGCCGAATACGCCGTCATCCGTTTTTACCAGGCCCACTTGGGTGACGATCAATCCGGTCTGGATCTCGTGCTCCATGCGCGCCTCAGGCTCCAGCTCATGGCCTCTGCGCATTTGCCAGGTTTCAAAGCCTCCATCCAGCGGCGCACCGCCAATCCGCTCGACTGCTAACTCGAAGGCGTAGGTCAAAGCGGCGCTTGATGGCTCACCGACTTTCTCGCCGTCAAGGGCACGCTGAACGACCTCGGCTTTCGGTCCAGCCTTGTAGCCGGCCAGATCGCGGGCGCGGGCCTCGCTGTGGCCGGCAAGAATGGCGTCGACGTAGGTACGTTGCTGTGCGGTGAGCCCATTCACCTTGGAACGGGCCGTGCTGAACATGCTGGCGGTTATGACTCCGGCGCGGGCCTGGAGCCACTCAGGGGAACCCTGTGCACAGTTGACGACGATCATTGAGGCGCCTCCAGCTTGGCTTTATGGACGGTGACGGCGGTCTTCACTGTGGAATACCCATTGGTATCACCCGATGCTTGCAACACCTTCAGGCTTGCCTGCCAGACGTCCTTGAGTTCTTCCGGCGTCGCGGTCTGCGCTACACGCTCGAGGATGTCTGCGACAACCTGCGCACGCATGTCATCAGTATCCGAGCCATCGGATGACTGCCCGTCATCGTCTCGGCTTTCGCCGGTGGTGATGTTCAGCAACGCGCACATGACGTAGCGCTTGCCGTAGGTGGTGGATGAGCCGACCGCCTGGACTTCGTTGCGGCCTTTGCCGATGTCTGCCGGGAGAGTCATGGTTGTCTCTTCTCGGTGGCCGTCCCTGTGCATCAATATGCCGGTCACCTTGATGGCTTTTTCGGCATTCTCGACTTTAAAGGTGATGGCGAACCCGTGCCGTTGCATGATTGGCTTCAAGGTCCGGGTGATGTCGTCGAGAGTGGCGTAGGCGTTGCCGGTGTGGAGATTCACCGCGGCCTCGAACACCGTGGGTATCTCGCACTGCATTTCGGCCATCGCCGCATTGAAGGCTTGTTCGGCTGTCTTGGCCTGCATGCGCTCGTGCATCGCCAGCAGCCTTTCCATTTTTTCGATGTCGCACGATGGATCGGCAGCGGCGCGGCTGATCACGGCCATGATGCTGTTGTCGCTGGAGATCGGCGTCACCACTTGGCGGCGCTGCTCCGGCATGATGATGTCGGTGCTCATGCTCGATGCCTCAGTATCAGTATTGGATTGAAATGGCCGGGATCTTGCGCTGGGCGATCAGGGTGATTGCCTGCTTCGCGCATTCCTCGGTCATGCCGCCAGCGATGAATGCCTCCAGGGCGGCACGGTTGATCTTGGCTTTGTGTGCCTTGTCAGCCTCACGCAGTCGCTCTTGACGCAAGATTTCGTCCGCTGCAGCTTTTTGGCGGGCAATTTCCTCAAGGCGTGCTTTCTCGACGGCTTGCTTCTGATCTTCAATCGCTTGTAGGCGGTCGCGCTCCGCCTTCTGGTCCGCCTCGATCTTCTCCCGCTTGGCCTGCTCGGCTTTGCGCTCGGCTTCGGCGGCGGCCAGCTTCAGGTCGTTCTCGCGTTTCTCGGCCGCGGCCTTTTCGTTACGGGCGCGCTGCTCTTCTGCTTCGCGCTCCCGCCTGGCTTTCTCTTCCGCTTCGCGGGTGGCGCGCTCGGCGGCCTCCCGGGCGATGCGTTCCTCACGGTCCTTTTTCTCACGGGCTTCGTTCTCGGCGCGCAAGCGGGTCAGCTCGGCTTGCTCGGCCTCAAGCGTTTCGCGCTTCTCCAGGGCAGCCCGTAGTATGGTCAGAATCTTGTCCTTGGCATTTGCCGCCTCGGCTTCGAATTCCTCCCAATGGGCACCTAGCTGCATGCCTTCGGCTTCGGCGATCAAGCCTTTGATATGCAGCGACGCCAGCTCGCCCAGATCGTCCGCAAGAGACTTCAGCCAGTTCAGGCGCTCGGTATGCTTATCGACACGGGCGTCCTCGGCGGCCTGCCAATCGTTCAGCGGCCGGCGAACCTCTTCCTGCCAAGCTTCCAGGGTGTCCCGGACGCGCTTGCGCTCGGCGTCGATCTTCTTAGGCACTTCCTTCAGGTCGGCGACGAGCTTCTTACCGACGTCATCCAGGGCTGTCTTGGAACGGGCCACGGCATAGGCCATTGATGCGATTGCCTCACGCCCCTTGCGGGTGCTGATGTCCGGTGTGAAGCCGTCGATCTTGTTGCGGATCTGCTGGAGCCAGGGCTCCAGGCCGTTTGGGGTGCTGTAGACGGTCAGGGCGGTTTCTGCTGGCGGCACAACGGCCAGTTCGGTGTTTGCGGACACGAGCGAATCCTTGCCGCGACGTGCGCAGCGCTTGAAGGTGTGAGTTAGGAGGTGATGCGACCGGCGTAGGCGCTTGTGAGCATCCAAGCAGTGCAGAGCAGAAGGACGATTGCCGATCCGCGCCAGGTGTAGATCCTGCGCAGGCGTTGGATTTTGGTCATCGCGATGTCTCCAGGCTGAGCAGCCTTTCGCCCAGCGTTATGCGTGCTGCGACTTTGTCCCGGTCAATGCCGGTGATGCTGGCGATGCCGCCGAGACTGAGCCCCTGACGTCGCAGCTTGGCGCAGCGCTTGGCTAGGGCCTGCTGGCGTTTATTTGCGCCTTCGCCGCTCATCGCAGCACCTGCGATAGCTGAGGGAGCTGGCAACTCCCTGGCCGGTCACTCACAACGGTGTAGGCCAGCATGGTCATGAGGAGGGCAGTGGCGAGGATCCAGGACAGAGCTTTCATTGGCGAACCCGCACGGCAATCCGACCGCCCTTGATGGCTGCGGCCAGCTTCGGTGGAAGAGAGGCGACGGGCAGCTCTCGCGGCAGTCCGGCGCCGAGGATGGTCAGGCTCCGCTCGATTTCGGCGATCTGCTCGTCGATCAGGGATTTAACCGGTGCAGTACTCATGACAACTCCTTGCGCCTGGCAACGATCTTGTTGAGGCGCCCGCAGTAGTGGGTGAATTCGTCAATGGTGATTCTCTGGTCAGCCATCATTTCGGTGAGCTGCTTCTGGATCATCACCGACCAGTTGACCGGTGTTTCGCGATCCTCAAGGATTGCCAGCTCCTCATCGATCAAGATGTGAGGGCTCACTGCTCGTCGTCCTCTGCCTGGGCGATCAGGGCGTGCTCGACGAGGGGCCAAAGCAGGCCCTCAGCAATCTCGCCAAGCTTGCCGAGCGGGTGGTCGCTGGGCCCGAGCAATTCGGCGATGGCGTTCTTGTCCGGCCGGCCTAGTGAGAGCATCAGCCATCCCAGGGCGGGGGAGTGAACCTCACCATCTGCCAGCCGGGCGTTCACGTGCTCATCAACTGCCAGAGCCAGCTCGGCCACGGTGACGCCTTGGGGCTGGCGCATCCGGCGCTGGAACTCTACGTCCACGCCCCGGAGCAGGTCCTCGGCGGCGTTGTACAGCCACTCAGCCCGCGCTACCTCTTCCCGCGTCTCACTCACCGGTGGAGGCAACTTAGCGTCGTGCATGGTCTGACAGATATTCAGTGCTGCGTTCATGCTGCCTCCGGCCAATGGCGCTCAATACTCTCTTTGGCGTAAATGGACAGCCGCTTGTAACTGTTCACGCCACCGCAGCCAGGCATGGTTCCTTCCAGCTCGACACAGGCGCGGATGTCGCAGCGGCGCGAGCAGACCCAGCCACCGTAGTGGCATTGGTGGACTTCACCTTTCGGCTCAGGGTGATAGGCGAGGCCGCCTTTCCACGATGGCGAGCCGCGCAGCTTCAGTCCGCAACCTCGGCAAACTGCTTGTGTGTCGGTGCAGTTGTGCATGACGACCTCCAGTGTTTGGTTGATCCAACAAAACTCGCAATGCACTCATCCGCTCCGCTGGTTGCCGTTGGGCGCGGAGGGCATTTGAGCTGCGTCGATAGGTATGAGGGGTTGACGCTCGTGTTTCTGCTGCTATAACGCCGTCATCTTTTTTGGATGATTTAGATATGCGATTTATTTCAAAAAGCGGTTATCTGCTGGCTTTTGTTGCGCTAAGTAGCGTTGGACAGGTTTCGTTTCCGACCAATGAAAGCGCATCTACTGCTGTGAATGTCGTTGCGATCGGCCGCATGTGTGCGGAGTTGAAGCCCGAGATGAACTACTCGGTGCAGAACTTGCTCAGCGTGCCCGATCGCGGAGTGAGCCCAGAGCTAAAGGAAGAAATCGCCAAGATCGATGCCGACCCGGCCCGTCAGGATGAAGTCATGACGACAAAAATGCACATCGCTGGGGACCCGTTAGCAATGAAGTACCTCTGCCCATTCTACTTACCGAAAGAGGCGAAATAACGGCCTTGATCCTAAGGTGCACAGGTCGTTTTTTCTCCGCATCCGGGAGTGATCCGCGCTTGTCATCGCAGAACGTCCATTCAGTACCGGGTCAAAGCGTCAGCGTGCTAACGATACGCCCGGTACGGAGTCGCCTTTCCAGATCACACTCCGATGCGGCCTGGTGCTGGGGAGGACCAGGTGCTCGGGCAGTTAACGTCAGTGCTGACGTGGCGCTGGTTGTCAGGCTGCGGCCGGGATCACTACCAACACGGTGTTGACCATCGTTCCGGCTTGCTTGAACGAGGCTTCAGGTAGGGTTTCGATACTGCCGCCGCGCTGCTCTACGATCCCGCGAAAGTCTCGGGTCAGCGCGTCGTCGCGAAAGGTCACGCCGGAAGGCATGATCGCCACTAGTCGGCCGCCGGGCTTGAGGAACTTCAGGGCATGAATGACGTGGTGAATGTCGCTGCGCTTCTTGTCGAAGGGCGGGTTCATCAGCACGCGGTCATAGATGGGCTTCGGCTCGACCTGCAGGAAGTCGCCGGGTTCGGAAACTCCCGATAGTGGCAACTTCAGTTCGATCAGCGCTCTATGGTTGTCCGGCAGCAACTCATGCATGTCGACCATTACGCCAACCGCTGCGGAGTTGGCGGCCACCGCAAGAGCACCATGGCCCGCGCTTGGCTCCAGCACCATCATCCCGTCACCGATCATGGCGAGATCCGCAGCCTGTTTTGCAACGTGCGGCGGGGTAGGGAAGAAGCCGAAGTCCTGCGGGACGGTGACTTCACCGGTCATCAGGATGTTTTCGATTGCGTCGGCTGCGTCACCGGAAAACAGGTGCGCTTTTGCCTTGGTGTTCCACTTGCCACCGGCCGCCTTGAGCGTCTTGTCGAGGCGCTGATACAGGCTCTTGTCGAGCTGGCCGCCGGTGATGAACAGCTTGTTATCTTCGGTGCGCGAGGCGCTGAGCAGCGCCATTACTTCTTTATCGACTTTCATGTGTTGCTCTCCGTTGATTTCCAATGCCGCCCCATAGAAGCGGCATCAGTAAATCTGTGGTCTTGCTTTCCAGTCGGGACCCGCTACTGGCGTCAGCCTCCGGCTATATTCTGATTGTTTCTCCAGCGCTGCACGCCCGGGTCAGTTGCCAACCCTCTGAACCGTTGAGGCCGGTTCATCGCTGCCTTTGATGCTGGGCCGGTGGTGATCCGGCAAGGGGTGTCGCTAAAGAACGGTGGGGCTGTTGAGGCCCTGGCGCCTTGTTGCTTGGCGTTTAGGTTAATTTAGCCATAAGCTAAACATTGGTCAATAGCTAAGAGCTAAATTATTTCAGCTGGACGTAAAAAAACCCGCAGCGAGCGGGCTTCATTGGGGAGAATTAATTCGTTGCATGAAGGAGCTGGCGGAGTCCGTCGAGATCGCTTGCGCTTACGGAGCCTTCCGTATTGCAGATCTTGAACTCGACGGTTTTAGCTCTGGATATCCTTTCTAGGGTTTTCCTGGTTAGGGTGGAGCGGAATATTTGGGATCGTCCTGATGCGCTGTATGCAGCCTCTAATTCTGGAACCGGGACCCCATCCACCAACCAGTGATTCCGGTGGCAGGAAGCGAAGGACTCTGTCCCACCTGGAGGGACAAGTAGACTGTAGTAGCCGTACGGGGCGGAGTCATCTGCTTTTGAGAAGTGAGCGTAAACGTTGAATGAATACCCTCGATCTTGATCTCGGAACGACTCCCAAGACAGGGTCTTTGTCCCTTTAAACCTGTCTACCTTCTCGCTCAATTGTCCGCCCAGCGCGGAACCAGCAATAGCACAGACCACCACTACGCAAGCCAATACAATTCTCATTGCCGCCTCCATATGTATAGGCCCCCAAGTCTATCAAGCGCTGATCTTTACCTGTCGTTTAGCACTGCGCTATGCTTTGGTGTACTGGATATATGTACAGATGTTGGGGGTGGCGATGAAGGAAGCAGATCAGTTCGAGAAAGCAGTAGGGCAGGGGATGAGTGGGATCGAAAGGCTTGGCCTGCGCGTCTCCAACATGATCAATCACCCGGTCGCGCAGATTCAGCGCTGGGTGACGATCCATCGCCTGGACAGCGACGGGGGGCGAGAATGGGACGAGGTGATGGGCATGCTTTCTGAAACGGACGGCATAGATATGACGTTCAACGACGATGGGTCGGTGACGCTGAGGTGGGAGGCGTGCGCCGAGGAGGGTCGGACGGTCGAGGTCATTGAGAGGGCAGAGGAAGCGGCCCCATTCTGACGGGCACCAAAAAAGCCCGCTCAGTGGCGGGCTTCATTTAGGCTGATCGACGATTGCCCCGTAACCATCCGGCAAGATGGGTTTTACCGAGCCTGCGCTTGACTGAATTGCAGTTTTCTTTTCAACAGCGGCCCTAAGTGCGGACTCAATAACTAGCTCAGCTCGTAGGTTGTGAAGCGATAACATTCCCTCGAAAAGCCCGACCATTTTAATTAAAACAAAGCCGAAAAAAGAGGCTATAAAAAAGCAGGGAATACTAGAGAAACTGAATCCGTGCCATTCACCCGGCAATTTTTCCAACGGGTTTTTTAGTGCGGAGGAAATAATTACTACAAGAAGTGCAGCAACTGTAGCGGTCAGAAGACCTATCCAATAATGCTGCTGGCGAGTTAAAGAGTCTACAATCTTCTTGGCTTCTGTAGGGGTGAGCTTGTCTGCCTGGACAAAGTTTGCAGTGATAGGCATAACCTGCATAAGTGAAGCAGCGATGAATCCTAAGAATGCAATTAATCCTTCCTTCATGTCAAACCATAAAGAAAGTGGCGTGTAGTAAGCGGCCGCTATGCCTGCAATAACCGGCAATAATAGTGAAAATATCTTCCTCTTGGTCGGCCGCCTCATATAGTATCACTCTGGGATTTTGCCATTTGCTACAAAAGTAGCGTAGGCTTCAATTGTAGCACGCAACACATCAGCTGGGTCTAAAAGCGAACCAATAATTTCATTGTTTCCATCCATTGCAGTGATAAGTTTTATAGAGGCGTTGTGATGTAGTCGTATAGAGCCATCACTTCCAATCTTGCCGCCTTTCGCTTTCACTTGGAGCTGACTATCAGGGAGATTTCGCAAGCCAGTTTCGAGCTGCGTAAGCGCAACACGATCTATCTTGCGTTTTTTGGTCTTGAATCCTATATGAACTTGTACATCGAGCTCTGCGTCGGGCGGTACCGATTGCATCAGCGATGTTACGTTTGCATCACCACCAAGCAGCTCCGCCAATATCCTTCGGGCCGTAGCCCAGCCAGTGGTTCGACCTGTATCTATCTGTCCGTGCTGAGTAACTTCTCTGATCTCCTCTACTGTCTGTGGCGTAGAGGGCTGAGGCTCGAATTTCACCGGAGGAGGTGATGCAACGCCACCGATGACAATTTCTTGAATGTCCGCTAATTCACCACCCACGTCATCGATATCAAATTTGGATGTAAGAGTTACAGTATCATCCGCATTTAAAGTGTTGGATTTGGTTTTTAATAACCAAGATAGGTAATCTTCAAGATCCGCTGACTTAAGTGACATGCTTTGAACAACAAAAGCGTGATCATCTTTTATCATCCAAAACATCTGGGAGTGAACGTATTCGGATTGTTCGGGGGCTTTTAATTGTTGCACCGGTACAGATTGTGCTTGAGGGTCTGCGGTCTTTGCTAAAGCCTGTAAATGCCCTTTAGAGAAGTGAAGTATATCTCCATAGACGAATCCCAAGTTTTCGGCGGAGTCTTGATATAAGTTAATGAAGTAATTGTCCGTACCGTCTATCCGTAGTCTTTCTAGATATCTATGTTTTAACTGAATTCCACCATCGATAGGGTAGTCCATTGCAGATCTAATCATCTGCTCCAAGCTGAACTTGGCTTTTTCAGGTCTCACAAACTTTCTGTAATGGATTGTTATTGGTTTTCGCCCTGACATTTCGCTCCCTCCCTGTACAGCTAAATGAAAAGCCAGATTCGAAACCCAGCTTTTTGTTTTTAAACTAGGTGCGCATTCCACACCAGCAGCACCCGCGCCTGTATGTAGGTCTCGTCTGCTCGAATCGTCCGCGGCGGATGCAGAGCGTTGTCCGAGATCATGCTGAGCTGGTCATCGCCCAGCCACTGGAGCCGCTTTATGTACAGATGCCCTTCCCAGGAGAACATGTAGATCCCATCCCCAACAAACTCACGGATGCTGATATCCACAAGCAACGGGTCGCGGTGCTTGATCGTCGGGGCCATTGACTGTCCCCAGCCGGTGACGATCTTCAGGTGGAAATGCTCTTTGAATTCGACGCCTATCTCGCGCAGGTGCTGAGGGCTGACGCGCACGTCCTGGAGCATTTCAGGATAGTCGTGCGGGATTTGACCGCCGCCCATTGCTGCCCGCACGTCGTAGTGGGCAATCCACACTTCGTCACCGACGGCGCCAGGCCGGTAGTAATCGATCTCAAGGGCGCCGCCATCATCCGCCTCGGCAATAGCGAGTAAGCGTTGGCGGGCTTGGTCTGACAGCCCCTTTCCCTGTTTTGCAAGCATCTGCCGCACTAGGTCAGCGGCGGAGAGAGCTGCGACTTCAATCTCCTCACCCGCTTCCGGCGCGGAACCATTTAAGTCGGAAACAGAAATCTCCTCGCCCAGGGGTATTGAGTCAAACCAGCCCCGCGGCAGTTTCTCGACGCTTTCAATTCGGCGCGCTACGTCGTCACCAAGGTTCTTGGCTGTCTTGTCAGAGAGGATCTGGCTGAGATGCGCAGGAGCCATCCCCCAGCGCTCCGCGCAAGCTCCCTTTCTCTGGTTGCCTATCAGCTTCACCAGATTGCGTTTACGAATTTCATAAATATCCATATGCGCAAGAATGCCAGCGTTTAGCTTATTGCTAAATGTGCTCATAGCTAAATTATTTCCTTGCTCTGAAATTAGCCCTAAGCTAAATTCACTCCGTGTGTAAGGAGAATTCCATGAATGACCATCTGCGAGACTGGCTCGCCAATGCTGCGAATGATCGGCGCCAAGACGTCGCGGCCGCCGCAAAGACCACTGTAGGCCATCTTTGGCAGTTAGCAGGCGGCCACCGCAAAGCCTCTGCGGAGCTTGCTGAGCGCCTTCAGGATGCATCAGGAGGAGAGATCACTATTGCCGGTCTTCGTCCCGATCTCGTTGACCTAGCCCATAAGGTCCTGCGCGGCGCTGCTTAGGAGGGACCTGGCGCGTTGATCTGAGCGAGAGCGCCGCCTTATCAAAACCCTGCAGCTCCTCAGGCGTCAGTCGGTGTGTCGCATCGCCTCACATCGAGATTCGAATGCTGGGGAAAGCCTTATTTGGCAAGACAGCGGAAGGATGGACCCCAAGGCGACGATGAAGCAGCAGAGGGCAGCTATTTCACCTTGGAGTTCCGGTTGGTCGGTCATGGAATTTTCCGTGATTCGTTTGGTAAGCAAATCATCGTGGAAGTAGTGGCGGACTGCCACGCGAGAAGAAGAGAGGTTTTCGCAATGGAAGAATTCGAACGGACCCTGCATCGCGAAGTTAAGGCTGGCGGCGGGACCGCGCTGGCGAAGCGCATGGGCGTCAACGAAACCCGGCTGCTTGATTGCGCGAATCCGAACCGTGAAGCGCACCGCATGAACCTGGAAATGTTTGGGCAGGTTCTCACGCATCTCTCCGAAGAAGGGCGCCTTGCCGTTCTTGGCTCGCTGGCTAACGAGTTCGAATGCGATGTGATTCGACGTAAGCGCCCAGACCCGAAGCCGCTCATGGCTGCTCTGTGCCACTTGACTGCTGAGTGCGGCGACGTGGGTCGGCTGATCTTCGATGCCACGGCAGACAACCACATCAGCCAGCACGAAAAAGCCCAGGGCGACAAAGCCATCCAGGAAGCGATCGATGCACTGCATGTGCTGCGCGAGTCGCTGAAGGCGGCCTGAATTTCAGACACAAAAAAGCCGGGGCGCAATCCCGGCTTTTTCAACAACAGTAAAACTCGTGGAGCAAATCATGCACCAACCCAACCAAACGATCAATAGCCCGGCCAATGTCGCGACACGTTTTGCCGGATCTGAAAACGTGTCGCGCAATTCTTCTGTGATTCCGTTCGACTTCGACGGCGCCGCGATCCGCGTCATCACCGACAGGCTCGGTGATCCATGGTTTATCGCCCGTGACGTCGCCGACGCCCTTGGCTACTCCAAGCCGGAGAACGCCGTAGCTCGCCACTGCAAGGCTGCTACCACTACCCCGAAACAGGGTGGTGGTTTCATGACCATTATACCGGAGCGCGACCTATACCGCCTGGTGATGAAATCCAAGCTGCCTGCCGCGGAAAGTTTCGAAGAGTGGGTAGTGGGCCAGGTCCTGCCGGCCATTCGAAAAACCGGCACGTTCTCCACCCAGGGCCCGAACAATTCCAAGATCGTCGGTGAGCTCGCCATCTTGGAATGCTTCGACCGCCTGCTCAAGCCGGCGCCGTCCAGCAAGATGATGATGCTCGCTCAGATCGCCACCAACAACGGTTTGGACGCCAAATTCCTGCCTGGCTATGCCGTGGACGCCGCGCCTGATTCTGCCGGCGGATCCTCGATGCCCACCAAGTCGGCCACGGCCCTCCTGAAGGACAACGGCATCCGTTGCTCGCCTGCCGCCTTCAACAATGCCCTGGCGGCCCATGGCTTTCTCAAGCAGCTCCAGCGCAAAAACTCCAAGGGCGAGATGGTTCCGTTTTGGTCCGTGACTGAAAAGGGTCTTCAGTACGGCAAGAACCTAACCAGCCCCCAATGTCCACGCGAGACGCAGCCTCATTGGTACGTCGATCACTTCCTTGAACTGGCCAAATTGGTCGGGAAGGCCTGACATGCAATTCACCGTGACGATCAACCAGGCGAAGGCGCTGGAGTGGGGGTTGAACTCCCAACAGGCTCTGCTGTTCGCGTTCGTCTACGGCTGCCCGAGTTGGGCCAAGCCGGTCAAGACTGACGACGGAGTCTTCTTCGCGCTGAGCAAGGCAAAGATCACCGAGGAACTGCCGCTGCTCACCGATAAACCGGACACCGCTTACCGCATGCTGAAGGCCCTGGAGGAGGCCGGATTGATCGAGCTGCGCGCTGAGGCATTTCGACTCACCGAAAAAGGCTGCGAGTGGAACCCGGATCGAATGGGGCGCGTCACCGCCTACCAACCCCCAGTCCTCCCGCCACGGCGCAGGTCGAAAAAAAAGCCAATTCCATCCGGCCTGCGCGCTCGAGTGTTCTCCCGCGACGGTCACGCCTGTCTGCGCTGTGGCTGCTCGGTGCTGATTCGCTTGAGGGCTGATCACATCAAACCTGAAAGCCAAGGCGGAGAGGCCTCTTTGGGCAACCTCCAAACCCTCTGCATGTCCTGCAATAGCTGGAAAGGTGTGCAGACGATTGATTTCCGCGCCTTCTCCGGAGGTGTGGCATGAGCATGGGACTTATGGTCGCCGCGATGAAAATTCGCGTCGGCAATCCATTGCGCAAGCTGGTGCTGATCAAGTTGGCAGACAACGCCAGCGACATGGGCGAATGCTGGCCTTCCTATCAGCACATCGCCGACCAGTGCGAGATCAGCAAGCGTTCCGTCATGAACCACATCACTGCCCTGGAGCAGGCTGGCCTGCTGCGCAAGGAAATCCGCAAGGGCGGCCCCAAGGGTAACTCTTCCAACGTTTACTTCCTGACACTGGATGGTGGTGCACCTCCTGCACCAGGGGTAGTGCAGCAGATTCACCAGGGAGGTGCAGCAGGTTCACCCCCTAGTGAATCTCCTGCACCAGGGGGTAGTGCAGGAGCTGCACCCAGAACCAGTCACTCTTCTGAACCAGTCAATGAACCGGTCATTGAACCAGTTGCAGCCCCGGCTCACGCCGAGGCCGCACCGGCTCAATCTCGCAACCTGGTGCTGGTTGTTGACCGCACCGAGGCGCCCCGGGTCGAGATCCCCGCTGACATGCCAGGGCCAAAGGACCAAGCCTGCAAGACCTTCAAAGTCTGGGCGAACTACGCCATGGCCTACCGCAAGCGGTACAGCACCTGGCCGGTGTGGAACGCCAAGGTTGGTGGTCAGCTCGGTCAGCTCGTCGACCGCCTCGGCGCGGATGTTGCCCATCACGTCGCTGCCCATTTTTTGAGAACGAGCGATGCGGCAGTCCTTCGCAAATGCCACAGCCTCAACGAGCTGCTGGCCAACGCTGAGAGCTACCACACCCAGTGGGTGACCGGTCAACGCATCAACGGGACGACCGCTCGCCAGATGGAGCGTACCGAGGCGAACGTCTCCGCTGCCGAGCAGGCTGCGCAAATGGTCTTGGCCAAGCGCCAGGCAGGAGAGCGCAATGAATACCTTTGAAATGAACGATCAACAGGTTGCCGGGTTGGCTGCTGCCATCTGCGCGACGGCCGAAGCCATGGGCCAGGAAATGAACCCCGGCACCGCGGCGATGATGGCCGAAGACCTCTGCGCCTACTCGGTTCCTGTCGTCAAAGCCGCGTTGAAGGCATGCCGCTTCGAAGTGAAGGGCAAGCTGGCAATGGCCGACATCCTGCAGCGCGTCCAGTCATCCGACGGCCGCCCGGGCAAGGACGAGGCCTGGGCTATTGCCATGACCACGAATGATGAGTTCGAAACCGTGGTGCTGACCGACGAAATCCAGCTTGCCCTGGCTGCTGCCAAACCCGTGCTCGATGCCGGCGACAAAGTCGGCGCCCGCATGGCGTTCAACAGTGCTTACGAGCGATTTGTCGGCCAGGCCCGTGAGGATGCGAAGCCAGTCAACTGGCATGTCTCTGTGGGCTTCGATGCTAGTCGCAGGATCCAGGCGGTCACCAAAGCCGTTGAGATGAAACGGATCCCACAAGAGCACGGACGGAAGTACCTAGCAGACCTGAGTGTCGAGCCGGTCACCGAAGACGGGCGGGCGGTGGTGGCGCTACTCACCGGTGAGGTTGCGCGGCCTTCGTCAAAGCTTCGCGCAAAGCTCCAGATGGTGAGGCAGTCAATGCTGGAGTTTCGGAGAGCCAGCGCCAACAGGAAGACCGAAATGCGGATTGAAGCGGCCAACGAATTGGCGGATCGCCGGGCGATGCTGATCCAGCAGGCCCAGGAACTGGGAGAGAGGAGGGCGGCGCAATGACCATCGACAAAATCAAACTGCAACAGCTGCTCTGGGCCGAAGCCGCATCATTCCGCGCTGACTGCGCAGACTGGCAGCGCAACACCGAAGCCCTTCAGGAATTCCTGGGCCCAAAGACCGTGGAGGAGGTGGCGCTGGAACTACTGGCCGAGAACAAGCGCCTGCGTGACTTCCTTTCCGATATCAGCAACACATCCGGCGATAAGGGTGCCGTTACGGGCGCACGTCAACTGCTCAAGGAGTTCGGCCAGTGATCGACAAGATCAGCGTCAACTGCCAGGCCAAGCTCTCCGAGGCCATCACCAAGCTCAGCACGATGTATCGGGACAAGAAGTTCGTGGTTGTGTCCCTGCGCCCGGGCAAGGATCGTACGCTTGACCAGAACGCCCTGTGGTTCGCGATGTACAAGCGGATCTCGGAAATGACCCAGATCGGCGACCCAGCCGACGCCCGACGTTACTGCAAGCTTCACATAGGCGTACAGATCCTGCTCAACGAGGATTCCGGCTTCCAGGCGGCTTGGTACAAAGTGATGCGTCACCTGCCGTATGAGACGAAGCTGGCGATGATGGGCGAGTGCAAGCTCTTCGGCCCGGACGGGTTCCCGGTTACCAGCTTGTTCAATCGTGCCCAGGGCGTCCAGTACACAGATCGCATCGCCGCCTACTTCATTGGCCAGGGTGTGGTGTTCAGCGACCTGCTGAGCGAGGTGGCGGCATGAGCCTCATAGCCAAGCAACCCCGCCCGAAGAGATGCCGCGTAGCAGAGTGCAGGGCCTCTTTCGTTCCTATGGTGAGCTTCCAGACATGGTGTTCGCCAGATTGCGCCGTGACAATCCTGCGGCAGCGGCAGGAGAAGCAGCGCAAGTCGTTTGCCCAGCGCGAGCGCCGGGAGATCAAGGTCCGCAAGGAGAAGCTGAAGAGCAGGGCTGCGCATGCGAAGGACACCCAGCAGGCCTTCAACGAGTGGGTACGCCTGCGCGATGCCGCCCTGCCTTGTGTGAGCTGCGGCCGGCACCACGACGGCCAATATCACGCCGGGCACTACCGGACGGTCGCAGCCAGTCCTGAGCTGCGCTTCGAGCCGCTCAATGTTCACAAGCAGTGCGCGCCCTGCAACAACCACAAGTCCGGCGACATCGTGAACTACCGTATCGAGCTGGTGAAGCGGATTGGCGCCGAGGCCGTCGAGTGGCTGGAAGGCCCACACGAACCGAAGAAATATACCGTCGAGCAACTGAAGGCGATGACCGCCGAATACCGGGCCAAGACCCGCGAACTGAAGAGGACTGCAGCATGACCTATCGGAACGTTGTATCAGCAGTAGTCCGGGCCCTGGCCGCGGAAACCATTAACTCCGCCGGCGGCTGCGACTTCGAGCCCAAGGTCCAGTGCGCCAAGCAGAAGGGGGAGATCGTCGGGAAGGAAGCGGCGTTTCTCCAGGACTGCTGGGTGTTTGGCCGGCTGCATAAAACGCTGTCGCCGGCGCATTGGCGGGCATTGGTGGCGAAGTACTCGACCCATGACGAGCGTAAGCATGGTGCAATCCTTGAACTGCTCAACTCGGTGAAGTCGCCAGCGCCGCAGCGGTTCCGAGAATGCGCGATTCTGACTTGGGCAATCCCTCAAGTCGCCGGTGCCGAGGGCAAGCGGTCTGCGAATGTCCTGCCGGCAGCCTGGTACAACATCACCAACTGGGACAACGACGGCAAGCCAGAATCGACCAGGTACCGGTGGCGATCGAACATCCGCAAAGCGCTGGATGATGAAGTCAACGAGGCGCTGACCACTGCGCAGGAGCTGTTGGATTCAGAGGGGCTGATCGAAAATTACGCCGCGTAGCAAAAAGCCATTGCAATGAGTGAGAAAGTGAGAGAGTATTTACCCATCCTGTCGATCTTGCGCGTTGCGGATTGACGAGCCATTTTCTCGGAGGCGCCGGTTCAACCCCGGAAGTAATGGCAACTAGCACCCTGGCGTTGTTAAGTTTGGCCGCGATCAAATCAGAAGCCATTAATAATGTAATGCCGACCAAGGCGGTTTTGTCCTTGAAGGGGGTTAGCTCTATGGTTAAATCGTTCGGAATAGCAGTAGTTGATACCGTTCACGCCGTAGGGTGCAGTTGCTTGGCAAGCGGTCTTGCCGCCGATTTCATTTGAGTCTCATACTCGCTAAAAGCCCGACCATTGAGTCGGGCTTTTTTATGCTTCGAATTTGCCTGTAGCCAGGACAGCCTTCGGGAAGGCCTGGATACTGATAAGCCGGTAGTGCAGTGACACGAGAAAATACCGGCAGCCCGCGCACCCTGGCCGTACATGCTCCGGGGTGGCGCGAGACTGGACTGCGAGATAGATGTAAAGTGGCGTCGACGCAGAGAAAGCCTTTGGCGGACAGGAGGGGGAAGATCCTCACACCTATTTTGAGCCTCAGCATCTGCTGGGGCTTTTTCGTTTTCAAGCGAATGACCAGTACAGTGGATCGCTCTTGTTTTTTTTTTGCTAGCCCCCATGTTGTAGCGACACAAAAAGGAGGCTCGCGATGAGTGGGGCATTGAAGCTGGGCGATGTGGTTCGTTATAAACTTAACAATCAGCTAATGACGGTGATCGACGCTGGTCCTGTTAACGTTGGCGGCGCTTTGGGCGTAACGGCGAGGATGGTTGTACCGCAGACGCTTAGTCACGATCACGTAGAATGCAAATGGTTTGAAAAGTCTGAGTTGCATAGGAAGATATTGAAAAAGGTGGAGCTGGAGTTTGTTAGCTCGACTGAAATGTATCATCCGAAGGAAGGAGAGATGGTTGAGCTCGCTTCGGGTGGTCCCCGGATGATTGTGAATCGTTGCGGCCCCAAAGACTTTAGTGTTGGTGCCCTGGGCATTGGTGGTCGGGTTGTGAGAAATACCGGTTCCGTGCGTCACGATCTGGTTGGTTGCAAGTGGATACAAGGCAAGAGTGAAAGTAAAGGCGAGTTCGAGATCGGAACAGTCAAGCCTATTTAGTGATCTTTATGTGTTTTAGAAAAGCCCTGGCCTGAGCCGGGGCTTTTTCGTTTTTGGCTCCACCACACCCATCGCCACGGCTGGGAGTGCTGCTGGGGCTGATTCAAATCAAGTCATGCCAACGGAGTCGAGCGCATGGAGTTACTACAGCGCCTGTTCGATAAGCTCGACTGGGCATTTGCGGGATTGCTCGGCGCGATCGCCGCCAGCTTTTGGCACCGGGACGACCTTGTAGACCGAAAGGCCTGGTCAATCTTCATTTTCTCGGGCGCTGTCTGCGCCCACTACCTGACGGGCCTGATCAGTTCCTACTTCGGAGTAGTCGAGCCGCGCAGCGTGGCGGGTGTTGGGTTCCTCCTGGGCACCTTCGGCGGATCGCTCATCGCGGCAATCATCCGGGCCATCAAAGCCGCTGACCTCTGGGCGTTCATTCGCCAGCGGTTCGGGGGAGGCAATCCACCATGAAACTCGAACTGATCAATTCCATCGCCTGTGCCTTCATCGCGTTGTGGGCGTTCTGGTGCGTGGTGAGCGGGAAGGTGAGGGACGGCATCCTTGGGAAGCTTATCTACTCGACCATCGCCATCAGCGCCTATGTTGTGACCACAGGGCACAACAGCTTCCTGTTCGGTCCCACGATTGCCGGGTTGACGCTGCACATCGCCCTGGCCCTGGCCGGCGTCCGTCATTTGTTCATGGTCACGTATTGGCAGAGGGTCAAGGCCTGGATCTGCCGTCACCTGAACTGCGAGCACTGCATGGGCTGTGACAAGGCCCCGGGCGGAATAGAGCGTCGAGCCAAGTGAGTCGCGACACGTGATAACTGGACAGATATCGAAAAAACCGACGTGAATTAATTTGTTACAAATAACTCGTTAATTTTTCAATGAAATGGCCTTTTTTTGCGATTTTGGTAGTAGTCGCCCACTAAATACCTATGCCAATCCTGGCTAAACAAAAAGGTATGAAAGTGAACATCACAACACAATCCATCCGTTTCAATACGGCATCGCACAACACGTCCATCTATTTGTCTCGTCCCATCTGGTCCGAGCGAACCACTGTCCAATTCATTCGAGACGGTTGGTTTGTACCCGGTCAGATTTTAACGTTCACCTCGAAGGACCAGGCACTGACCTACGGATTAACCGTACTGAAGAACAAAATTGACGACGAAATAATGTCAGTCAACATTGAAGTATCGTGTGAAATGCTGACCGGCCAAGAGGTCGTGGACCTTCTGGGTGAATCCGGTATTCAACTGACGACCGTCAATTTCGTCTGATGACAACGTTTACTCCTCGAGGACCAGACCCTCCCTGGTAGGTAATCACCATGAAAAGGCCAATGCCACCAAAAAGCCTTGGCTTGTTGAGTGATAGCGACAACTCCCCGTCTAGCGTTATCCCAGCTCCCGAAGTCTGGGAGTGGCTCCAAGCCGAGATCCTCGCCGAAACCGGTAGCATCCACAACGAAGAGCATGCCCATCTGATCGATGCGAACATTCGTGTGATGTGGGCGTCTGCCGCCTTCACGAAGAAGGGTAGGACGGTGGTGGGCCAGGCCGAGCAGCTAGCATTCCGAGCTGGCGGTTGGCAGAAGGCCCGGATGGAGCAACAGATGCGTGATTGGTTCGGCGATGTGCCGGCCTACATCATCACCCTGGCTGCTGACTACTGTGCCGAGTGCTCCGACGCTGACTTCTGCGCGCTGGTCGAACATGAGCTGTACCACATCGCCCAGGCGAAGGATCAGTACGGCGCACCCAAGTTCACACAGGACGGTTTGCCCAAGCTTGAGATGCGCGGACACGACGTCGAGGAGTTCGTCGGCGTGGTCCGCCGCTATGGTGCGAGCCCTGACGTTCAAGCGTTGGTGGATGCTGCAAACAGTCCTGCCGAGGTGGGGAAATTGAACATTGCGAGGGCCTGCGGAACCTGTCTGCTCAAGTCGGCCTGATTCTGGACAGGCTCTGGACGGATGAAAATCTATGGCAGCCCTTCAAAACGACGTGAAGGCCTTTATCGTTCAGGCCTTGGCGTGCTTCGACACGCCTTCACAGGTTGTTGAAGCCGTCCAAAAGGAATACGGAATCACGGTGACTCGCCAGCAGGTTGAGACACACGACCCCACGAAGACATCCGGGAAAGGCTTGGCCAAGCGCTGGGTGACGATGTTTGAGGATGCCCGCAAGCGGTTCCGTGAAGAAACGGCAGAGATCCCGATCGCAAACCGCGCCTATCGCCTCCGCGCCATGAACCGGTTCGTGGAGAAGGCCGAGACGATGAAGAACATCGCCTTGGCCATGCAGATCCTCGAGCAGGCCGCCAAAGAGGTGGGTGATGTCTACGTGAATCGCCGCCTCGAACCTGAAAAACCCCTGGGCTCCCAGGCGGACCAGCAGCACGCAGTTGCTGAGTACACGCTGGAGCCAGACGATAATGTTCCGACTACCCCGTACCTATGAGCCACCGGTAAAGCTGACGCCGAAACAGGCGAACATTTATTGCTGGGGCTTCCAGCCTGAAGCGCGTTTCCGTGATGCGGTGTGTGGCCGACGATTCGGCAAGACGTTCCTGGGTAAGGCGGAGATGCGCCGCGCTGCGCGACTGGCTGCTGAGTGGGGCGTGAGCGTTGAGGACGAGATCTGGTATGGGGCGCCGACCTTCAAGCAGGCCAAGCGTGTGTTCTGGCGGCGACTGAAGCAGGCCATTCCCGAAGCATGGCGAGCGTACCGCCCGAACGAGACGGAATGCTCGATTACGCTGAAGTCTGGTCATGTCATGCGCGTGGTGGGGCTGGACAACTACGACAACCTGCGCGGCTCGGGTCTGTTCTTTGTCCTGGTGGACGAATGGGCCGACTGCCCGTGGGAGGCCTGGGAGGAAGTCCTGCGGCCGATGCTGTCCACCTGTCAGTACACGATTCCAGGTATCGGGATGCGGAAGGGCGGCCATGCGCTGCGCATCGGTACGCCGAAAGGCTTCAATCACTGCTACGACACCTACCAAGACGGGCGGCCAGGCCATGAGCCGGACCACAAGAGCTGGCTCTATACCTCGCTCGACGGCGGCAACGTTCCCGCTGATGAACTCGACGCTGCCCGTCGCAAGATGGACCCGCGGACGTTCAGGCAGGAGTACGAGGCCAGCTTCGAGAATTATCAAGGGGTCGTCTACTACACATTCAACCGTGAGGCGAACCGCACCAGCGAGACGATCAAGCGCGGTGAGGCGCTGCACATCGGCATGGACTTCAACGTCATGAAGATGGCGGCAGTGGTGCATGTCATTCGTGACGATTTGCCATTGGCTCTCAGTGAGTTTTTCGATGTGCGTGACACGCCCGAGATGATCGAGAAGATCAAGCTTCGCTTCCCTGATCACAGTATTGCCATCTACCCGGACGCCAGCGGCCAGAACACCAGCAGCAAGAGCGCCAGCGAGTCCGACCTGTCACTGCTGAGAAAGGCCGGCTTCACCGTAGTGGTGGACTCGACCAACCCCGCGGTGAAGGACCGGGTCAACGCCATGTGCGCGATGTTCGCCAACACATACGGCGAGCGCCGGTACCGGGTGAACGTTGACCAGTGCCCCAAGTACACCCAATGCCTTGAACGGCAGGTCTACAACGACAAGGGCGAGCCCGACAAGAAGGCCGGCTATGACCACCTGGTCGATGCCCCCGGCTACTTCATTGCCAAGCGGTACCCAATCAAGATCCGAACCGCCTCCAGCGAATCTCTGAGAATGTAAATATGAGCGATGACCCAAGCAAAACACTGCCGGCCGTGGATGCCATGCGCCAGGACTGGGAGATCGTCGATGCGCTGATGGGCGGGACCAAGGCGATGCGGGCCGCCGGCAAGAAATTCCTGCCCAAGTGGCCCAAGGAGGAAGACGACGCTTACAGGGATCGCCTCAACAGCTCGACCTTGCTACCAGCGTACAGCGAGACGGTGCAGAACATGACCGGTCGGGTGTTCGCCGAGCCGATTGTGCTGAGCGACGATATCCCGGAATCGATCCAGGTTTACACCGAAGACATCGACCGTCAGGGCAACAATCTGCAGGTTTGGGCTCAGACGGTGTTCTCTGTCGGGCTGTCCCACGGCCTTTGCCATGTGCTGGTGGACTACCCAAAAGCTGAAGGGCTTATTACTCGGGCAGACGATAAGGCTGCCGGGGTTCGCCCATACGCCGTTATGATCCGGCCCGATCAGGTCCTGGGCTGGCGGTCTGCTTCAAAGAATGGCGGCCAGGTCCTGACGCAGTTCCGCTACATGGAGTGCATCGAAGAGGATGACGGTCTGTTCGGCGTGAAGCCAATCTTGCAGATTCGAGTGCTGATACCTGGCGCCTGGGCAACCTACCGCGAGCGCGATAGCCAGAAGGGCGGTAAGGAATGGGCGCTGCATGACCAGGGCACGACAAGCCTGGATATGATCGCCCTGGCGACGTTCTACACGAAGCGTACCGGCTTCATGACCGCCACACCACCTCTGCTCGAGCTGGCCCATCTGGCGGTGAAGCACTGGCAGTCGCAGAGCGATCAGGACAACATCCTGCATGTCGCCCGGGTGCCCATGTTGGCGATCATCGGCATCGATGACGCTGCCTTCGAGTTGAAGGTCGGCACCAGCACCGCTACCAAGTTGCCGAAGGATGGCGACATGAAGTGGGTGGAGCACACGGGAGCGGCCATCGGAGCAGGGCGAACAGCCTTGCAGGATCTGGTCGATGACATGCGCCTGGCCGGAGCGAAGCTGCTTCAGAAGGACAAGCAGGCAACCAAGACCGCCACCCAGGCCGAGGACGAAGCCGCTCAGGAAATGAGCCCGCTACAGACCATGGCTGGATCTTTCGAGGACATGATCGACCAGGTGTTGCAGTTCTTCGCGGCATGGACCAATCAGCCAGAGGGCGGGCACGTCCAGCTCAATGGTAATTTCGATGTGGATTTCGCCCCTGAAACAACCCTGCCTCTGCTGCTCAATATGGCATCGCAGGGTCGTCTTTCGGATCAGACCCTGTTCTCCGAATTCCAGCGCCGTGGCGTCGTTTCCGACGACTTGAACTGGGAGGAGGAAAAGCAACGGATCACTGACCAGGGGCCAGCACTCGGGGTGCTGTAAATGGCAACGGTCAACGAGACACTGCGGGACGAGGGCCTGGCGCACGCCGTAGACCTCGACAAGTACAAGCTGGGCGTAGTGCGCCGCATCATCGCTTTGCTGAATCGGTCCGATGCCAGCCTGACGGCCGCACTGGCCGAAGCCCTGGAGCGAATGCCGGCCGAGTCGTTCACGGTGGAGCGCCTGGAAGGGCTGCTGGATGAGGTCCGTGCGGTCAACGAGGCTGCGTATGCCCAGGTCATGGAGCTGCTCGAAACCGAGCTGAAGGGTTTCGCCGGATACGAAATGGATTGGCAGCAGGATCTGTTCAAGGCGACGGTGCCTGAGCCGGTTCTGGTCCGCTTCCCAATCGTCAGCATCGGTGCGGAGCAAATCTATGCGGCCGCTATGGCGAGGCCCTTTCAGGGACGTTTGCTGCGCAACTGGGGCAAGGAGATTGCAGCGGGCCGGATGGCGAAGATTCGCAATGCAGTCCGCATCGGTTATCTGGAGGGCAAGACCACTGACCAGATCGTGCGCAGTATCCGGGGCAGCAGGGCGAACAACTACGCCGATGGCTTCTTGGAGCGTCCACGGCAGGACCTGGCTTCAATCGTGCGCACGGCAGTCAGCCATACCGCGGCCGTGGCCCGGGAGAACTTCAACGCTGCAAACAGCGATCTGATCGCGTCGGAGGATTGGACCAGCACCCTGGATACCAAAACCTCCAAGGACTGCCGCATCCGGGACAAGCTTCCCTACGAGGTTGGCACCCATCGCCCAATTGGTCACAAGGTGCCCTGGCTCGAAGGGCCTGGCCGGATTCACTTCAACTGCAGGTCGACCTCAACGCCGCGGACCAGGTCCTGGCGTGAACTTGGCATTCCGGTAGATGAGATGACACAGCAGCAGCGGGCCAGTATGGACGGCCAGGTGCCGGCAGATACGACCTATGCCGAATGGCTGGGCCGACAGTCGGCGGAACGCCAGGAGCAGGTGCTGGGCCCTGTCCGGGCCAAGATGATGCGCGACGGCATGAAGCTCGAAGAGTTCTACTCCCCGAATGGTACGTTCCTCACTTTGGAGCAGTTGCGTGAGCGGGACGCAGCGACATTCGCTAAGATGGCAGCATGACCGAGAAACCCCGCCTTCACCTCATCCAAGGCACGCCAGCCCCGGACACTCCGGCGGAGCAGGTACGCAAGCGCGTGCGAGCCATGCCAAAGCCGGCGGAGATGCTTCAGTGTCATCGATGCGGAGGGCGAGAGGTGATCGAAACGAAGATTGGCGTAATGATCAAGAGCGGCAAGCCTGCTGGGGGGACGAAGACCCTGATATGCGTTGGTTGCCTGCTCCAAGGCGAGAGGGTTGTCTTGAGCTGACTTGAGCCTTAGAGTCCATCCCCTTGATATGGAGGTGGCGATGTCTGACGTTATTAGCTCCACGCTTGAAGTGTTGAAGCAGGCAGTTGAAGACAGAGAGGAGCGAGAACCAAATAAAGCGGTTCAGACATTTTCCTTTGTGTTGGATAAGCCTGAGCAGATATCTGTGGGATCAGAGATTCGCGACCAATTCGTGGCATGGTTGAAAGCCCGCTTTCCCAAGCGAACCGTAAGGTCCGATGGGTACCCAGACGGCGGCTACAAAATCATGGCTACCGTTCACAACTAGCCTTCACGTTTTTAATTACATCAAGCCCTGGCATCCGCCGGGGCTTTTTTATGGGCGCGATTCCGGATGGATAGCGCCGCACCGGGCCGGATGGCCTACCAAATGGGCGGATGCCCGGAGACATACAGATGAAACTCAAACTCGACGAAAACGGCAACGTGGTTGTACAGAACGGCCAGCCGGTCTACGTCTACGATGATGGCAAAGAAGCGCCCTTCGATGCGCAATCCGCCGTCAGCAAGATTTCTGCGCTGAACCGAGAAGCTCAGGGCCACCGCGAGGCGAAGGAGCAGGCCGAGGCACGCGCCAAGTCTTTCGAAGGTATCGAGGATGCAGCGGCAGCACTCAAGGCCCTGGAAACGGTGAAGAATCTGAAAGACGGCGATCTGGTTACCGTCGGCAAGGTTGAAGAGATCAAGGCGGCCGCCAAGCGAGCGGCGGAAGAGCAGGTAGCTGCTGCAGCAAAGGCTTCGACTGAGCGTGAGAAGGCCCTCACCGCCGATCTGGAGAAGGTGCAGAGCCAACTCTATGGAGAGGTCATCGGCGGCAACTTCAATCGCTCCAAGTTGATCGGTGAGAAGTTTTCCATTCCAGCAGACCTGGTCCAGGCCCGTTTCGGCCAATCCTTCAAATTCGAGGACGGCAAGGTCGTGGCCTACGACCAAGCCGGCAACAAAATTTACAGCCGCTCCCGCGCTGGAGAACTGGCCGACTTCGATGAAGCTCTGGAAACCTTGGTCGATCAGTACCCCTATAAGGATCAAATCTTGAAGGGGAATAATCAGTCGGGCAGCGGCGCAGGCCAGAACGGCAACAAGGTTGTACCTGGCAAAACTCAAGGCAATTTCGGCGGGTCGCGTGAAGAGCGTCTTGCCGCGATCAGCTCGCAATTTCCCGATCTGTCCAACGGCTGATCGGAGGAAGGCTGTAATCCCGGATGGGGTGCGGCGCTATGGGGTGGATACCCCGACTTTCCTTAAAATCCGCCCGTCCGGGCAATACCAAAAAAGGGGTAATACCACATGGCACTTTCCGATATGGAGGTGTTCAACACCTACTTCATGCCCGCGACTATCGAGACGCTGGCGCAGATGGTGGATCGCTTCAATGCTGCGAGCGGCGGCGCTATTTTGCTGACCACTGAAGGTTTCAGTGGCGATTTCCTGCAAACCAGCTTCTACGCCAGCCTGGCCGGTGCGCGCCGTCGTGTTAACCGCAACAGTGCGAATGGCGCCGTCGCTTCGGTTGATCTCACCCAACTCAGCCACAACACGGTGAAAGTTGCAGGCGGTTTTGGTCCGGTACGCTATGAGCCATCGCAAATGACCTGGCTGCGCAAGCCGACTGCTGAAGGCGTTGAAGTGGCTTCCCGCTTCTTTGCTGAGTCGCTGCTGCAGGACCAGCTCAATACCGCTATCGCCTCTCTGGCAGCAGCCATCGGTAATCAAGGTGCCGCGGCAGTTGTGGACGTATCCGGCTCGAAAAAGCTGGATTACATCTCGGTCAACGACAGTCACGCCCTGTTCGGCGATAGCTCCAGCCAACTGATCGCCCAGGTCATGGATGGTGCGCAGTTCCACGGCTTCATCGGCCAGAACCTCGCCAACGCCGAGCGCCTGTTTCTGGCTGGTAGTGTGCAGGTGGTGGACATCCTGGGTCGCCTGATCGTCGTTACTGATGCCCCGGCACTCTACAGCGCCGCAACGACCACCCCTGCGGCTCCTGCCAAACGCCGTGTGCTGTCACTCACTCAGGGCGCAGCTACTGTCCACGATGCCCGGGACTTGATCTCGAACATCGATACCAGCAACGGGAAGGACCGCATCGAAACCACGCTGCAGATCGACTACAGCTTCGGCGTGGGACTGCGCGGCTACGCCTGGGATATCGCCAACGGCGGTGCTTCTCCGTCTGACGCCGCGCTGGGTACTGGTGCCAACTGGGACAAGGTTGCTACCAGCATCAAGCACACTGCTGGTGTTATGGCGATCGGCCAGGCCTAAAGCCGATATTGGCGGCCCTGCTGGGTCGCCTCTTTCCTCAGGAGATCATCATGGAAATTCATTACGAGCCGCATCCGGTGCTGCCGGAGCGGAAAGCCGAACTGCGCGGCCAGGGCCTGCGGATCATTGACTCCCGGTTCCAACCCACGGGCGCCCAGATCGAAACCATCTCCCCTACACGCGAGGAGTTGGATTCCGCCTTGTCTGCACTTCCGGGCGATCACACCAATCCCGAGTACGTGGTAAAGCACATGCGCACTCATTTCGGTGAGCTGTTCACTGACGGCGACGAATCGTTGGTGCGGGAGCGGGTCAAGGAGTCAGCGAAGAAGCCCTCTGATGGCCTGAAGGTCGATGATCTGAAGGCAGCGCTGGATGCTAAGGGCATTGCTTACTTGGCAAGCGCCTCCAAACCGGATCTGCAGAAATTGCTGGACGAAGCGGAGTAACGCTATGGCATTGGTGATCGAGACAGGCCAAGTGGTGCCAGGTGCTGACAGCTTTGCGACCGCAGCCGAACTGGTCACCTATGCCGCGAACTTCGGCAAGACCGTACCAGTGGATGAAGTCGCGCAGGAGGAGCTACTGCGCCGGGCAGCGTTGGAAATGAGTTCCATGCCCTGGAAAGGCTACGAGGTGAGTCCGCATCAGGCTCTTGCCTGGCCCAGGGCACGCGTTAAACGGGGGCAGTGGATCGCTCCCTCCGACGAGATTCCGGCACAGATCAAGGCAGGTCAGCTTGCGCTGGCAACCGAGATTCATGCCGATGATTTGGTCGATCCAAACACGAAGACTGGGGCAATCGTCTCGGAGACCGTAGGACCGATCAGTACCACTTTCGCCGTAGCGAGCGCGAATGTAAGCAAGCCGGCCGCAAGCCGGCAGTCATATGCGCAGTTCACCGGCTTTTTGGAGTCATCGAGTCAGGTTGCTCTGCTGCGTAGCTAAAGGCCCAGATCGCGAACAAGGTGTTGCTCGCAAAATGCCAGCATATGTCCACCGGTCTCCAGCTCCTCCAGCAGCCTCTCGATAGCCTGCCAGGAGTTGTCGTTTGGGAACTCGCCGGGTTTGACGTAGCGGGATACGAAAGCAGCGCCGAAGGCTGAAGCGGTAGTGCCTTGAAAAGGCGCGTGCAAAGCGTCTCGCAGCCCAAGGCTGGGTGACCACAAATCTGCGTCTTCGACCACGGCCTCAACCAATCTGGCTATAGCCTTTCCGATTGCCTCGATGTGCTGATCAGTTGTCCTCATTCCTTGGCCCTATGTTTCACCTGTCGAGGTTCTTTTATGCCTGATATTTATGATCGCGCCAAGGCTACTGTCGCGAGAAACCTTGCTCCCCGATCTAGGGGCGGCAAGGGGTTGGAGCTCATCCTGCGCCGCACCACGGAAGGCGAATACGACCCTGAGACTTCGGGAAGCACTGGCGGGGCGACCATCGACTACGAAGGATCTGGTTTCAGGGAAAGCTACGCACTGAAGGATATCGACGGCACCCTGATCAAGCACGGCGACTTCAAGATAATGATTTCCCCGGTGTTGCTGAACGGAGACGATATGCCGAGGCCGACGACTCAAGACATCGTCCTGTTCGACGGTGAGACTTACACCATCAACAGCGTCGACCCGATGGACTATGCCGGTCTGGCAGTCGGCTTCTACGTGCAGGCCCGCAAATGAGCTTCAGCCTCGACCTCAAGGAGTTCGTAGAAAAGGCCAAAGGGAATGCAGAGCAGGTGGTCAAGAAGGTTTCCATCGACCTGCTGGCTGCCGTGGTTGATCGGTCACCGGTCGGTAACCCTGAGCTATGGGCCTCGAACGCCGTGGCCGTGCAATACAACAACGAGGTGAGCCGGCTCAACGCGGCGATCAGGGCCAATACCGAAAACCTAGCCACGAATGGCCGGGTCAAACCCGGACGACTGATCAAGGACGGCATGGATCTGTCCACGGGCAAAAATTATGTGGGCGGACGGTTCCGTGGCAACTGGCAGGTGTCTTTCGAAACCGCCAAGGAGGGCACTCTTGAGCAAATCGACCCTAGCGGCTCTCTGTCCAAAAGACAGGGCACTGCAACCATTCAAACCTTCAGCCTCGGAGTCGGCAGTATCTGGCTGATCAACAACCTGCCCTACGGTCACCGTCTCGAGTATGAGGGCTGGTCCACCCAGGCCCCCGCGGGCATGGTTCGGATTTCGGTGACGGAATTTCAGGCGTTTGTGAACCGCGCCATTACGGAGCTACCCGAATGAGTGATCTGAAGATTCGGCAACTGTTCGAGTCTCGGCTGGGCGCATGGGCTGCAGCTCGAGCGCCGGCTTTGCAAATAGCCTACGAGGACCGGGCTTTCACGCCGCCGGCGAGTGACGATACCTACCTTCGGGCGTACTTGATGCCGGCCAACACTGACAGCCAGGACCTGGAAGGCAAGCATGTCGGATACCGTGGTGTGTTCCAGGTCAGCGTTGTGACAAAAGCCGGGCTGGGCCGGGGCCCGGCTGGGGTGATTGCTGAAGAGATACAGAACCTCTACCCGAATAATTTGGAACTGACGAAGGCGGGCTTCTCTGTTTTCGTCCGCTCACCGATGTCCAGTGCAGCGCCTATCCAGGGCGACACGACCAGCACCTTGCCGCTGTCCTTCCAGTACCGCGCAGACACTTTCTAAACGCCCATTGGGCAACCCTACAACCCGCCGTTGAGCGGGTTTTGTCATTTCTGAGAAGAGGAAACACCCAATGGGCTACAAAATTCCTAACGGCGGCACTTTCCAGCACGCCGCAACTTATGCCGCGCCGCTGGCATTCACGGCCGTCACCAACGCGACAGAAGCAGTCGCTACTGTCGTCGACGCCGATCTCTACGCCGGCGATATCGTCCTGTTGACCTCCGGTTGGAGCAAGCTGGACAGCAAGGTTGTGCGCATCAAAGCCGCTACCGATACCGCAATCACCCTGGAGGGGATCGATACCACCGACACCGAGATCTACCCGGTCGGCGGCGGCGCAGGCACGATGAAGAAGATCATGACCTGGGTGCAGATTCCACAGGTCACAGACCTGGCCTTCGCCGGCGGCGATCAGAACTATCTGGACGTGGTCTTTCTGGAGAACGACCAGGGCAAGCAGATCCCAACAGACAAGGCTGCTGCCAGCATGACGCTGACCATCGCTGATGATCCGGCTCAAGCCTTCAATGCCGTTCTGCTCGCCGCCGATGCTCGCAAACGGGTCGAGGCAGCTCGCCTGAACCTTCCAGGCAGTGACATGCTGCTGTACGGCACCTACACGTCGTTCTCCAAACAGCCGGCCGTGTCGCGCAGCAACCTGCTTACCCGCACGGTGAGTTTGGCGCTTCAGTCCGAACCCACTCGCTATGTCGGGACGGTGTAAATCATGGCCGGAATCAAGATTGCACAGGCCCCAACGTTCTCGGCAAGGGTCAGCATTCCCCGTTTAGGGGATGCTGCGACTGAGGTCGAATTCGAATTCAAGTCTCGCACCCGCAAGGAACTGGCCGAGCTGACTGATGCATGGATTCAGCGAAACAAGGCTGATTTCGATGTCATCAAAGAGAAGGGCGAGGCTGTGACGTATGCCGAGATCACCGATGCCTCCATTACACGCGAGACCGATCAAGTACGGGATGTGGTTGTAGGCTGGGGGTTTGATGAACAACTCAGCCACGAAGCCATCTATGAACTGGTGGCGACCTATCCCGGTGTAGCCGATGCGATTCTCAAGGCGTACCGGGAAGCATTCGAGCCGGCCCGCTTGGGAAACTGATCGACGTGGTGCGCTTCATGTACGAGCCGAGCGCACCACCTTCGCAGATGCTGATGTTTGGTCTGTCCGCTGATGACCTGGTGCGTGATGTCGAGGTCTGGCCGGATAACTGGCCGGCCTTCCGCCTGTTCAATGCTTTGTCTACCCAGTGGCGAATGGGCGCATCCGGCCCGACGGGTCTTGATTACACGTCCATCCGCGACGTAGCCAGATTCATTGGCATCAAGAAAAAGCAGATCGCAGAGATATTCCCGGATCTTCAGGTGATGGAGGTCGAGGCGATCGCTGTTATGGCAGAGGCAAGAGAAACAAGCCCGTAGAGCGGGCACTTATTCAAGGTGAGCCAATGGACATTGCATCGCTCGGCATAAGCATTGATACGTCGGACGTTGCGAAGGCTACCACCGACCTGGAAAAGGTTGTCGATGCCGGAGGCAGGGCTGAGAAGGCAGCGGAGAGCGTTTCCCAGGGCTTTGAAAAAGCCGGCAATTCGGCCAAAAGACAGCGCCAGGACCTGGATGCGCTTCTGGGCAAGATTGATCCACTGACCAAAAAGTTAAACGACCTCGCCAATCGGGAGCAGAAGCTCGCAGAGGCGAGAAGTGCGGGGCTCATCGGCGCTGAGGCTTTCACGGCCTACCAGCAGAAGATCGAGCAATCGTTTAACGCGCTCGCTGGGATTGGTGATGCTCAAAAGTCGGCTGGTACAACTGCCGATGTCTCCAGGAAAAGCATTATCGCGCTGGCAGAGGCTGCGGTTACCGCGGGCGAGTCCCAGCGGAACCTCGCATCAGCCGCCACAGGTCTTTCAGAAGCACAGCAAGGCGTGCTGTCCTCCACCAAGGGCCTGGGCTCCGCCTATGCGGAAAGCAGCAGAGGGATGGTCGCCGGGGCTTCTAACGAAATCGCAATAATCCGCCAGCTCGATAAAGCCATGAGCGGCAACATCGACAACATGGAGTCGCTGATCCGGGCCGAGGGCCTGCTGGAAAAGGCGCGCAAGGGTGGCCTGGTCACTGCGGAGGATCAGGAGACATATCAAGTAAAGCTTGGGAAGGCTTACGACCAGATCGAGAAGGCCGAAGCCAAGGAGACGGCGCAAAAGCAGCGTCTGATTGATGCAGAGAACCGGCAAGTCGAAGCGCTGAAGCGCACGGTCAACGGAATCGACCCGCTGGTGGCAAAGCTGGCCAAGCTGGAAGCGCAGGAGAAAGCGCTTAACGACCTCCAAAAATCCGGCGGAATTGACGCGGAAACATATGCGGACAGGCTGGCAAAGATCGGTAAGGATCGGTCCGGCCTCACTGCAACGGAAACCGCGTTCGACAAGTTGAAGCTCGGCACCCGCCAGGCTCAAGAAAACGTGATGCAGTTGACCAACGCGCTGCAGTCTGGTGATTGGGGCAGTGGTGCAAGGGCTGTCGCGCAGCTTGGCGCGGGCGCGGGAGCTTCGGCGAAGAGCCTTGCAGCGGCGTTGATTCCCGCTGGACTGCTGGCCGGGGTAATCGGTGGCCTGGGATACGCCTACCTCGATGCAGTGAAGCAGGCCAGGGAGTTCAACGTAGCCATTAATGGTGGCTCGAATGACGCGGGCCAAAGCATTGCCAGCTTGAAGCTGATGAGCGACTCGGCCGGTGTACTTACCGGCAACTTGGCGGGTGCTCGCGAGGCGGTGGTCGCATTGGCTTCTGGCGCGGCAACCAGTGGCATCCAAATGCGAAACCTTGCTGAAGCCGCTGCGGCAATCGGCGAGGTGACAGGGAAGGGTGCGGGGGATATCGCAAAATCACTCGCCAATGCCGGTGACACGGCGACTGACGCAGCGGCGAAGATCAGCGACCAGTATGGGCTGCTGACCTATGAGCAATATCAAACCATCAAAGCTATTGACGAGCAGGGCGACCACCAACGTGCGCTGGATACGCTCAGTGAAAACCTGAACCAATCGGCGCAGGAGAGGCTGAAGAACTACCGTGAATCGCTCTCCGATATCGAGCGGGATTGGGACCGGGTCAAGGAGGCAATCAAAGGAGCCTACTCCGAAGTTCGTTCGGAGATTTTTCCAGACCTGGCGAAGCAGATCGAAATCACCCAGCGGGTGCTGGACACGCGCAATAGGGGGGGCGTGGCGGGGGCAGTGTCGAATGGCCTCAGTTCGCTCAACTCATTCTTGGGTTTGGACGATGGCGAGAATGACGACTCTACCGCGGCCTTGGAGGCTAGACTTGCCGCATTGAAAGCACGGCAGGCCGCAAGCGAGAGCAACGCCGCTGCAGTCAGTGAAGAGACTCGGGCGAACAAGGAGCTGATCGAAGTCCAGAGAGAACTGGACAGACAAATGGATAACCTGAGTCCGCTCGCGAAGCGTCAGGATGCTTACAAAAAGCTCAATGATCAGTTCGCCAAACTCTATGAGAACGCCGAGAAAACCCGCCAGAAATCTCCGCTGCTGGACGGGGTTGAGTTTGATGGAAAACGGTTCTCAGGTGGTGCGTATGACCAGCTCCGCAAGGCGATTGACGATCAGAACAAAGATCCGAAAACCGCCTCCGCATCCGTTGACCTGACTGCATTCAACGGCTCGAAGAATCAGCTCGTTGCAATCCTCGATGAGTACAAAAACACCCAGAAGGAACTGGATGCTGCCCAGAAAGCTGGGCTGGTTTCACAGGCCGACTACCTGCTGAAGCGTGAGGCGCTGATCGGCAATGAACGCGACGAGGTGACTGCTGCCTACCAGGCGGAGATCACCGCGCTGCAGGAAGCCAAGGAGAGGAAGACCACGACTGCCGCGCAAAGCATCCAGTTGGACCAGAAGATCGCTGACGCCCGAGCCGCGATGGTCAAGGCTCAGCAGGATGCCGATACCGAGCTGAACGTTCTCGCAACGAACGAAGAAGGCCGGCTGAAAAAGCAAACCCTGGCAGTCGATACCTATAGGGGGGCGCTGCAGCAGCAAGTCGAAACTCTGCGCGAGCAGGGCCGGCGGGCGGCGGCGGGCCTGGGCATGGGGGACCGCCAGCGTGATCTGGTGAATCAGCAGAATGGCATCGACGACCGGTTCGATCAGCAGAAGCTGGAGCTGGCGAACCAGTATGGCGATGGTTCGAGAGGCATGAGCCTTGATGAATACACTCAGAAGCTGAACGCACTGAAGGCCACGCAGCAGGACCTGCACGACACCGTCCGGGCCAACTATGACGACATGTCGGCTGCTCAAGGTAGTTGGAGCGCGGGTGCGTCCTCAGCTTGGCAAAACTACTTGGAGTCGGCGCGGGACGTGGCCGGGCAAACCAAAAGCCTGTTCACCAACGCTTTCGGCTCCATGGAGGATGCGCTCGTCAACTTCGCCATGACCGGGAAACTGTCGTTTGCTGACTTTGCGAAATCAATCTTGGCGGACATGGCTCGGATCGCAACCCGGGCAGCAGCTTCCTCTGCCCTCAGTTCGCTGTTCGGCCTTGCCGCTTCTGCTGCCGGTTCGTACTTCGGCGGCGGGGCGACATCTGCCGGCTCTACCCAGGCCGGGTATTCCGGCGACCTGTCCGGATTCACCCCTGGCAGCCTTCAGGCCAAGGGTGGCGTCTGGTCGGGTGGCGTGCAGCTATTCGCCAACGGCGCGGCATTTACCAACTCCATCGTCAACAAGCCGACCGCGTTTGGCATGGCCGGTGGTGACATCGGCGTAATGGGCGAGGCAGGGGAGGAGGCGATCATGCCCCTGACCCGCACTGCTGGCGGAAAGCTTGGCGTCATGGCTGTTGGTGGCGGGAACGGCTCCAGTAACAACCAGGTGGTGATTCAGCAGAGCTTCGCGGTACCGGAAGGACAGACCGGTGGTGGCACTGATACATCCACCAGCCAGGCCGTTGCCCAAGCGTACGCCAGGGCAGCGAAGCAGGGCGCGCAGGAGCAAATTGCAAGAGATCTGCGCCCGGGCGGCCAGATCTGGCAAGCCATCAATGGCCGGTAATCAATCCCCGCTTCGGCGGGGTTTTCTTTTTCAGGGAGGCATTTGGCAATGGAAACCTTTACCTGGGCTCCCGACAAGGGGCCTTCCGGGACCGTGAGCTTTCGCGTCAAGTCTGCAAAGTTCGGTGACGGCTACGAGCAGGTTGCGGAGGACGGAATCAACAACAAAACCCAGTCGTGGCCGTTGACGTTTACCGGCCCCAAGTCTCGGATCGCTCAAATCAAGGCGTTTCTCGACGCGCACAAGGGCGCTGCGGCCTTCAGTTGGACTGAGCCCTTCGGTGAGTCCTTACTGATCCGCTGCCGCGAATACCAGCCTAAGCACGCCGGCGGAAACGCCTACATTCTGACTGCAACTTTCGAACAGGCCTTCCATCCATGAGCATTGTCTCACTTAACCTTGGCGCCTCTGAGAATGACGGCGCTGGACAGAATCTGCGTTCTGGCGGTCAGGTTATCAATGCCAATTTCGCCGAACTGGACCAGCGCACCCTTACGGCACAGGCGACAGCAGACGCCGCAGCAGGCAGTGCGGCCGATGCAGGTGCTCAAGCGAGCAGAGCCCAGGCTAAGGCTGACGCCGCTATTCCAGCAACCCAGAAGGGGCAGCCAGATGGAGTGGCGACCCTGGACAGCAGCGGTGTCGTGCCGGCCAGCCAGTTGCCGAGTTATGTGGACGACGTGCTGGAGTTCGCCAGCGCCGCCGCATTTCCTGTCACAGGCGAGACGGGCAAGATCTACGTCACCATCAACGCCAACAGTCAGTACCGTTGGAGCGGTTCCCAGTACATCCAGCTCTCCGCTTCACCAGGCTCTACGGACGCGGTGCCGGAAGGCACGGTCAACAAGTATTGGACCAACGCCAGAACCATTGCGAGTGTTCTTACAGGGCTCGTCACTACCAACCCTTCTGCAATCGCTGCGGCCGATAGCATTCTTGGCGCCCTAGGAAAGTTACAGCGGCAGATCACCGATGCAGTAACGGCGCTGGGCAATAAAGCTACGAATGGTGCCAACGGAGATATCACCTCCTTGTCCGGATTAACTACGGCTCTATCGATTGCTCAAGGTGGGACAGGGGCCAAATCGCTTGCTGCTGCTCAAACGGCGCTAGGTATAAACTCGGCAATAAATCTTCCTACCGGAACTGACTTGAATAACATTCAAGCTACCGGATTTTATATGCAGCAGGCTAACGCTAACGCGACTCTTGCTCTGAATTACCCGGTTGCAGCTGCAGGATCCCTTGTGAGCGTCCAGCTCGGGAGCGCTATCACTACTCAGACCTACACCGTGTACAACACCGGTGAACAGTATGTGAGATCAAGATACGTAGCTGTCTGGAGCGACTGGAGATTGACGATTACTGACGCAACGGTTGGTTTTGCATATGCCTATCCGAATGGCGGAACGGAAGCTGCCCCCGCCACCATCACCATCAACAGTCGATATACCGTAGCCAACCCGTTTCCTGGCCATGAAGTGATTGTACTCGCCGAAATCCTGATAGGAGGTAAGTGGGGCGATGCGGGCTGGTTCTACAGTTCGGGTGGCTATGGGACCAAGGGTTCGCAATTGGATTTGAACACTTTGGTTGTTCAAACGGGGGCGACGCGAGTTAGTTATACGTCGAATGCCAGTGGTGACCCCTTCGGACAGACAGCCACAGGGCTGTCCTCTGCTACTTGTCGCTTAAAAGTATGGAGGGTACACGCATGACATTGAGTGTTTATGCTGAGGTCGGAAGCAATTTTCAACAGGTCGGCGGGGATTGTCCGGACGGTTGGATTCAGATGATCAGCCAGCGCCCTGATGGCGAAGATACCTTGCTCTACACGGCGTCTGATACAGGGAGGTGGGTTATCTCTGAGACAACCCGACAGCGTATCGCCGCCGCACGCGAGGCTTCTTGGGTGGAGGAGGAGATGGTCGTCATCGCCGAGCAGCTGGTGATGCTAGAGGACGAAGACCCTTCGGCTTTGCCTGGAACCTCTCGCCAATGGCGAGACTACCGCATCGCGCTTCGGGCGTGGAATGAGGCAAATACGGATTTCCCTGACACCACCAAGCGACCGGTCAAACCGACCTGATCCCCTTCTGAACACCGGCACCCAGCAAGGGTGTTTCTCTGAGGAAATTCCATGCCGATCACGGCTGATATCCAGACTCTGGAGCCGGGCGCGTGGGTGGAGCTTTTCGAGCTCGATGCCACGATTCTTGGTGCTGAGCTTTACCGATTCCACGGTTACCCGCAACAGTCCTCAATTTTCTGGCAGGGACAGGAGTATTCGCCGTGGCCGATCAAAGCTGAGGGCTTCGAAATGACAGGGCAGGGCGCCCAGCCTACACCCACGCTTTCTGTGGGCAACGTTGGCGGCTTCATCACGGCCCTGGTGCTTTACTTCGAGGATCTGGTCGGAGCGAAGCTGATTCGCCATCGCACACTGGGCAAGTATTTGGACGGCCAGCCCGAAGCCGACCCAGACGAAGAGCTACCACCAGACATCTGGTACGTCGAGCGCAAGTCCTCGGAGGACAACCAGGTCGTTCAGTTCGAACTGGCAACCGCGCTGGACTTCGCTGGAGTGCAATTGCCTCGTCGGCAAATTGTGGCGAACGTCTGTTGGTGGCTGTCATGTGGTGGATACCGAGGGCCGTACTGTGGCTACAACGGGCCGCCCGTGGCGGACGAGAACGACGTCATTGTCACTGACGCAGCCAAAGACAAATGCGGCGGCCGCCTGACCAGTTGCAAGCTTCGCTTCGGTGAAAACAACCCACTGCCTTACGGCTCTTTCCCCGCCGCCGGCCTCTTGCGGCAATAACGCCTCAGCGAGTGAACCCATGAACAAGTCAAACAGAGCGGCAGTAGAGGCCCATGCCCTGGCCGAGTATCCGCGCGAGGCTTGCGGGCTGCTGGTGCGCGAAGGGCGCAAAGAAGTGTACGTGCCGTGTCGAAATACAGCCTCGACGCCCAGCGAGCACTTTCGCCTGGCGCCGGAGGACTATGCCGCCGCCGAGGATCGCGGCCATGTGTTGGCCGTGGTGCACAGCCATCCGGATTACCCTGCCACGCCGAGTGAAGCGGACCGCGTTTCATGTGAAGCCTCAGAATTGCCCTGGTACATCCTGGAGGTGCGCAAGGGTGGTGACGGGATAGTGCGTGCTGGTGAAATGGTGAGCTTTGCGCCGGTTGGATATGAGGCGCCTCTGATCGGCCGGAAGTTCGTCCACGGCGTGCACGACTGCCTCAGCATCATCCTGGACTTTTACCGTCGCGAGATGGGAATTGACCTGGGCAACTACGAGCGCGAGGACGGCTGGTGGGACAAGGGCGGGAATCTGTATCTGGAGAACCTGCCCGCCGCCGGCTTCGAGAGGGTATCCGCACCACAGCATGGCGATATTGTCCTCATGCAGATCAGATCGCCGGTACCGAACCATGCAGGCGTGTACCTGGCCAACGGGGTGCTGAAGACCGAGCCCGAGCACTACCCGGCGCCGGGCTCGATCCTGCATCACTTGTACAACCGCGACAGCAAGCGGGATGTGTACGGCGGCTACTGGACTGAGGTAACAGTCGGCTACTGGCGGCACCGAAGCGCACCTTCGAATTGAAACTGTATTTTCCTGGAGGGAGCTATGAAGAAAACTACCGATAACAATCAGTCGAAAGGTGGCGCCAGACCACAAGGTGTTAGCGCCACGCAAAGCTCAATTGACTACCTTATTGCACAGGGAATGAGCTTCAGGATTTCTTGCTCGCGATATGATCGTTAACCTGCTTAACGACATCCAGCACGTTGAGAATTGGTCCACGGTACGCAGCAATCATTGGGTCCGTATAACGCGAATCCACTTTTTGTAGAGACTCTCCAAGTCGATCCTGAAGGACTGCCCGCATTTTTGAATCGCAACATACGGCAGCCGTTAGCGATTGAATTGTGCGGAGCAGTCCAAGCGTATATGCATCTCGATCAGAAAAACCTGCTGGTAAATCACTCACATTGACCTCCACGGTCACAAGCGCGCCGAAATTGGCGCAGTTCCCAGTCCTTGGGCTTGCAGGCAAAGGACTGGGAGAATCCATTGCATGAAGGCATGAGGCTACTATTGGAGCGAAGCGGGGCGTTACTGGGGATTCGTCCAGTTATGATATCGTTTTGCCTTCAACTAGGGAGGCACCAATGAAGATGAGTAGCTGGAAAGGCTGGGAGCCTGAATGGTTAAAGCTGACTGATCATTTCAAAAATGCACCGGCAGCACCTGGTGCTTATTTGATCTGCGCGGATCGGCCGATCAACCGTGCTGTCGGCGTCGACGAGAACGGCATACTGACTATCGGTGAATCAGTCAATTTGAGGCGCAGACTTTCGGCTTTTGTTAGGTGTGCCAAAGATCGTGATGTAGCTGGGCATATGGCCGGCTGGCGATTTAGCAGCTCCTCCTTCGAAACTATTTTTCCACTGGAAACGCTATGGGTCAGTTGGTACCCGACCGTTGATAAATCAGCGGCGTACGCCAAGGAAGGCGAGATGCTTGCGCTTTATTTAGCTCAGCATTTCGAGTTGCCCCCTCTCAACTACAAATTCAATTGGCCGAAGCTGGAGGCCTGAACGCTCTGGTCGCTCGACCGGTACCAGGCTACTGCAGCACGGTGACTTGGTGCTGATGCAGATCCGGTCGCCGGTACCGAACCATGCGGGGGCGTACCTGGCCGACGGGGTGCTTAAGACTGAGCCCGAGCACCATCCGGCGCCGGGTTCGATCCTGCACCACTTGTACAACCCCAACAGCAAGCGGGACGTGTTCGGCGGCTACTGGACTGGGGTCACGGTCAGCTACTGGCGGCACCGGGACGTAGGTTGATCGGTCCTATTATTTTGGAGGTCGAGGGCCACTACTCTAATGTCTAGGTGCGTTACTTAGGATGCGTATAGGAAGCGTGATTGGGAACTGACACTCATCCTGGCCAAGCTTCAAGCTCGGCGACGGCCTTTTCCAACGCTTCCTCTAGAGTGAGCACATTGCCAGTGTGCAGTGAATGATGCCAATGAATCACCGCGCTAAGCATTACATCAAGCGAAACACCATACTCATTGGCTTCTTGCTGTAGGCGCTCATAAGTTTCCTTTGGCAAAGCTATTGGTATGGATGATTCATCCTCGGATACAAGGCTTATTTCAGTAATTTCCGGCTGATCCTCAACATCGACAAGCTCTGAAACGTCCCTATTAAGCGCGGCAGCTAGCTTAACTAGGGCTGTCATGCGCGGTTTGGACGTGCCCATTTCATACCGACTGATCTGCGGAACGCTGAGTCCGCTGGCCTTGGCGAGCTCGCGCTGCGTCATTCCCGCGTCTGCACGCAAGCGAACTAACTTTGAGGGGAAGCCTTTCGGGTGATGCATGGTGATTCCATAGTCTCGTATGGAGGCATGATGTTCGGGAAACATTCTTCCTGCAAGAGAATGATGTCAAATGATGTTGACTAGACACCTAAAATGATGCCAAATGATATCAAGTGATTAGCAAGGAGGTGTAACGATGATCTGCGAAAAGAAAGCGCGGTACCCATTGAGCCTGGATTTGTCTGTTAAGGGGCAGGCTGAGCAAGAAGCCAGAAAAAATAGACGCAGGTTGAACGCTGAGCTTGGCCTTCTGATTGAGGAGGGGCTGAAATGGCGGGAAGCACAAAGCAAGCAGGCAGCAGCCTGAAAACGAAGAAGCCCCAGTGCGGGAACACTGAGGCTTCGGGAAACGAGATCAACTTCGAGGAAGAAATCGTCATGTCGAATATTAGCACAGAGGCTAACAATGTCATCCCATTCCGTTTCGAATCGAAGCCGGTTCGTACGCTACTGATTGATAATCAACCTTGGTTCGTGGCGGCAGATGTCTGCGCGTCTTTGGGGATCGGCAACGTGTCCCTTGCCGTGAACGGTCGGGCCGACCGTGAATCTGACGGCCTGGATGAAGACGAGAAGGGTATTGCCACTGTCAATACCTCCTCTGGCTCTCAGGAAATGCTGGTTGTGAGCGAATCGGGCCTCTATGCGCTGATTTTCAAAAGCCGTAAGGCTGAAGCCAAACGCTTCAAGAAGTGGGTGACTGCTGAGGTGCTGCCAGCAATTCGTAAGTACGGTCGTTATGAGGACTCCAAGGGTGTGATGGTGCCGATGGTCGACGATCTGCTCGGCAAGTCGGGCGCGCTGAGGCTTAGCAATGTGATGCGTTGCCGAGTTGCCAAGCTGGATGCCGAGCATCAGCGTAGCGCGACTGCCAAGCTCGCATCCGCAGTGCATGCTTGTTTCGGTGTTCCGCGAATTGAGCTGATCCCGCGCTCCCAATTCGACGCCGCAGCCAACTTTGTGGCCAACTATGCAATTGAAGGCGAGTATCTTGGCAAGGCAAATCAGAACGATAAGTCTGCTCTGGAAATTCATTTTCCGGTCCAGGCGCTTGCGAAGCGCCGACCTGAAATGGTTAAGCTCCGCGGAAGCAACCAAGCTTGGCTCGAGGTGACGATTCATGATCTGCGCGACTTGAAAGGCGAAAGCACTCCGTGCGAATCCATCCTCTATGCGCTGCGAGAGGCAGGCTATAACGTTGATGGGGCATGGTGGGAGCTTCGCACCTACCGGAATAAGCTGCGCCAGCTCGAATCTTTCGTGAAAGGTCTTGGCACTGCAATCGAAGAGCCTCATCGCTATGCAATCAGCGAGGAGGAAGCAGCATGAGCGCGCTTATGATTGCAGGCATCGAGATTCACAAGGATCAGGACGGTCGGTTCAGCCTGAATGACTTTCATAAGGCTGCTGGCGGGGAGGATCGTCACCGACCTTCACGATGGGTCGAGAATCAGCAGGCTCAGGATCTGGTCGACGAAATCGGCAAAGCCGGAATTCCGGCTTTGAGGGTAGTCAGAGGCGGTAGGGCTCCGGGAACCTACGCCTGCAAAGAATTGGTCTACGCCTATGCCATGTGGGTAAGCCCAGTTTTCAGCCTTCACGTGATTCGCACATTCGACACTGTCGCCGCAAATGACCATGTGATCCCACAGGAGAAGCGTCTGCCAATCGCTGCCGAAAATCTTGACGCGGCCAAGCGCATCGCAGAAAGCCTGGGTCTTGCGGGCAATCAAGCTATGTTGTGCGCCAACAACATGGTCAAATCAGCCATCGGCGTTGATCTGATGGAAATGGCCGGTGTGAAACGCTTGGTAAATGAATCGCAGGAGCTGAACTACACGCCGACGGAGCTTGGTGCGAAGTTCGGAGTGAGCGCGATCAGCATGAACAAGCTGCTGGCTGATTGCGGCCTTCAACATCAGGTGATCTACAAGCCCGGCAAGAAGCGCTGGGAAGTGACGCCCGACGGCAAGCTGTTCGTCGTCATTACCGACACTGGCAAGAAACACAGCGACGGAAAGCCGGTCCAGCAGATCCTTTGGAAGGAGTCGGTGCAGGAAATGCTTGCGCGACTTGCTGAAAAGCTCAGGTCTGACATGCCTTCGGTGATTGCCGGCGGCGTCACCCGCTAAACCGCCCTATCGTTCAGGCCATCACCCCGCATAAGCGGGGTTTTGGTCCTTCCCTCGCCGAATGCTAAAGTCGTTTCAAATCCAAGCGAGGGACCGAGATGAAATTATTCGTAGGCGTGGTAGCTGTTGCTTTGTTGGTAGGGTGTGCAACGTCCCCAACGCCATCAAGCAAGGCAGTCCAGGCGCCGGCCGGCCAGCTTTCCGCGTACCAGGCCAAGCCCTCTGGTGCATACGGAACCCTCCAGGTAATCCGCGACTCAGGGCAAACCGGCAGCCTTTGCTCTATGGCAATTTTCATCAATGGCAAGCAGGCCGCGAAGCTGGACCCTGGGCAGAAGGCATCTTTCTATTTGCCGCCTGACTCCGTCTCGGTGGGAGCGGCGTATACCGGTTCTGGCATTTGTGCCATGGGCGCCGAGCGAGTTGAGCGCGAAGCGATCGTGAAAGATGGCACGGTCAAAAAATACCGAATATTTACTGGTGGCGACGGGCAGATAGACATACTTCCTACGACACTTTGAGCGACCGCCTTCGGGCGGTTTTTTATCGCCTGGAGAAAAGCATGAGTCGCAAAGCAGAGAAGATGCAGACAGTAATGGTCTATGGCCCGCTAGCCAAGATCACCGGTAAGCGAAAGCATGTGATGACGACCAGCAGCGGCTGGGCAGACATCATGGGCTATTTCAGATCGCAGTACCCTGGGTTCGAAAAATTTATGATGGAAAGCCGAGATAAAGGACTCTGTTTTGCTGTGTTCAACGGCAAAAAAAACATCGGCGAGGATGATCTGCAGAAGCCTACAGGCAACAAAGTAATCAGTATTTCCCCTGTAATTGTCGGATCGAAGCGTGCCGGTGGCTTGCAGACGATCATCGGCACAGTAATGATCGCTGCCGCTTACGTGCTTTCATTCACGCCTTTTGCCGCAGCATCACCATTTCTCTATGCGGCTGGCACTTCTATGGCTATCGGGGGAGTTGTGCAAATGCTCAGCCCTCAAGCAAAAGGCCTGGGCACTCAGGACAGCCCGAATAACCGGCCGAGCTACAGCTTCAATGGTGCCGTCAACACCAGCGTCCAGGGTGGCTGCGTGCCGCTGCTCTACGGCCGCATGATCGTCGGTAGCGCCGTTGTCAGCGCCGGTATCTACTCCGAAGACCAGATGTAACCCTCACCCTCGCCACACAGCCCGCCACTGAGCGGGCTTTTTTTCGCCTGAAGGAAAGCCATGACCAACTTAGCTATCGCCGGCAGCAAGGGCGGAGAGTCAAAGCCGCGCCCGTCTGTTGAGGCGCCGGACAATCTGCAAAGCACCGCTTTTGCGCGGATCCTTGATCTGGTCAGCGAAGGGGAGATCCGGGGCCTGGTCAATGGCATGCGCTCGGTATTCCTCGACGAGACGCCGCTGGCAAACGCGGATGGCAGCCTGAACTTCAGCGGTGTGACCCTGGACGTGCGCACCGGTAGTCAGGACCAACTGCATATTCCTGGCTTCCCTGCTGTGGAAAGCGAGATTGGAATTGGCGTTGAGCTTCGCTCCGACCAGCCATGGGTGCGGGCGATCAGCAACCTGCAGCTATCAGCGGTACGTATCCGTCTTTCGGTACCGCGGCTGGCGCAGACCAACACGACCAATGGCGACACCAATGGCTACACCATCCGCTACCGGATCGAGTTGTCCACGGACGGCGGGCCATTCGTTCCTGTGCTGACTGCCGCCTTCAGCGGCAAGACCTCGACGAAATATGAGCGTTCGCACCGTGTGGATCTCCCTGAAGCAGCCAGTGGATGGACCGTGCGGGTTGTTCGATTGACCGCCAACTCCACCAGTGGCGCTATTGCTGACACCACCAATGTCGACGCCATTACCGAGATCATCGACGCGAAGTTGCGGTACCCAGGCTCAGCGCTCATGGGATTGCAATTCGACGCCTCGCAGTTTCAGTCGATTCCAACCCGCTCGGGCGACTGGTACGGTCGGATCATCAAGGTACCGAGCAACTACGATGCGGAAACCCGGGCTTATGCCGGCGTTTGGGATGGCAGCTTCAAGAGCGCCTGGACTGACAACCCTGCCTGGATCTTCTACGACCTGTTGCTGCACTACCGCTATGGCCTCGGCCACCTGCTGAATGCCGCACAGGTGGACAAGTGGGAGCTGTACCGAATCGGGCAGTACTGCGATCAACCTGTTCCAGACGGCAAAGGCGGCACAGAGCCGCGCTTCACCTGCAACCTGTATCTGTCCGTGCGCGCCGATGCGTTGCGCGTGCTTCAGGACCTGGCTACCACGTTCCGAGGCATGGCGTACTGGGCTGCCGGCTCGGTGATGGCCGTGGCAGATATTCCCGAAGATCCTGTTTACACCTACTCGAATGCCAACGTCATCGATGGCAAATTCGGCTACACCGGATCGGCCAAGAAGACTCGTTACACTGTTGCCCTGGTGAGCTGGAACGACCCGGCCGACTTCTACCGCCAGAAGGTTGAGTATGTGGACGATCAGGCGGGGATCACCCGGTATGGCATCCAACAGACCGAGATCACGGCAACAGGCTGCACCTCCCAGGCACAGGCGCAAAGGATTGGCAAATGGGCACTACTCACCAACCGCCTGGAAACCGAAAGCGTTGGATTCTCGGTCGGCCTGGACGGAACCCTGGCCCGCCCCGGGCAAATTATCCGCGTCGCCGATAACGATCGGGCAGGCCGGCGCATTGGTGGCCGTCTACGCTCTGCCACCTTGGACACGCTGATTCTTGATGCTGATGTCTCCGCCTTCCCGGGCGATACCATTACCCTGATCATGCCCAACGGCAAGGCTGTGTCCCGCTCAATCCAGTCTGTGGGTTACCCGCTGACTTGGGACAGTACCGGCATCACCTGGGACAACGGGAACCTGACCTTCGACACCACTGGCTTCCCCTCTGAGGTTCAGCAGGTGGTGCTGAGCGAAGAGCTCGACGACCTTCCGCCGAAACACTCCATGTGGGCAATCGACTCACCGACGCTGGCGGTGCAGCAGTTCCGTGTCATGTCAGTGATTGAGGATTTTTCGGATACAGACATCAAGTTCACCATCAGCGCTGTCCGGCACAACTCAAGCAAATATGACGCAATCGACAACGGCAGCCGAATCGAGCGCCCGCCAATCACCGTGATTCCCCCCAGCGTTCAAAAACCGCCTACCAACGTGACGGTCAGCAATGACCACTTTGTGGACCAGGGCAGCGCCGTCAGCGTCATGACAATCGCATGGGAGAAGCCGGAGGCGGCGATTGCCTATGAGGTGTACTGGCGCAAGAACGATGGTGACTGGATCTTCGCGGGCCGCACCGGGACCACCTCAATCGAGGTGAGCGGTATTTATGCCGGCCGCTATGTTGCCAAGGTTAGGGCGATCAACTCGCTCGACATTGGGTCGATTTTCGCGACATCCGAGGAAACAGTGCTGAACGGAAAGACGACGCCGCCTCCGGTGGTGTCCACGTTCACTGCTGACTCGATTGTGTTCGGCATAAAGCTCAAGTGGGGGATCCCGCAGGAGTTGAACACTGCCGATCTGCAGCGGACGGAGATCTGGTACGGCGAGACAAACCAAATCAGCAACGCGATCAAGTTCGGCGACTACGCATATCCGCAGACCGACCTGACGATCATGGGGCTGGCCTCCGGAAAAACGTTCTTCTTCTGGGCTCGCCTGGTTGATCGAATCGGCAATGTAGGTGCTTTCTTCGGTCCCGTCTTCGGGCAGTCGTCAGCGGATGCAGGACCGATACTCGATTACCTCAACGACCAGATCACGGAGACACAGCTCAGTCAGCATCTGCTGGAAAAAATCGATTCCGGTGGCGGCGCTCAGATTGAAGTTGAGGCACTGAAAACCGAGCTCGCTGCGATGTACAGCATCAAGACCCAGCTCACCGTTGACGGCAAGCCTTACCTGGCCGGCATTGGCATTGGCGTTGAGAATGACGAGGGGATCATCACCAGCCAGGTGCTGATCGCGGCCAGCCGGTTCGCCGTGGTCGATCCGAACACCACCAATGTGTTCTATCCATTCGTGATTCAAGGCGGTGCGGCATACATCGATACCGCCTTCATCCGTGACGGCAGCATCAGCATGCTGAAGATCGGCCAATACCTGCAATCGGATAATTACGTCGCCGGCGTTCAAGGATGGCGCCTGGACAAAGCAGGGAATCTCGAGTTCAACGGGCCAGCGCCCGGAGGCGGTCGACTGACCATGACCAATCGCGCCATCAAGGTTTTTGACGAAAACGGTGTTAAACGGGTGCAGCTCGGAGATCTATCGGCATGAGTTATGGCCTGCAAATCTGGGATGAGAGCGGAAACGTAACGCTTGATGAAACTTCGTTCACGATGCGAGTTGTTTACAGTGGGATTGTGAAGGGGTCGAACTCAATCTCTTATCAAACAATATCGGTTCCTGGGCTGACTCCTACCAATGGCACGGCGTTTGTCGTACCTATTGGAAACTACAATATGAATGTTGACATGCAGCTTGAGACGCAAGTTTTGACAGGTGCTGTTCGTGTATATAGCTACATAAGAGGTCGCGAGCAGTACAGTAATACCACCGGAACAATAATGCGACTTGTTGTGATAAGGTTCTCATGATGTCATATGGATTACAGTACACAAATAGTAGTGATGTCGTGACTGTTGATTCAGAATTCACGCGGCTAGTGGTACTTGCGAAGGGTGTATATGTCCCTAACCAAGAGTCTGGACTTGGATCGGCAACCACATTTCCTAGGACAATAACGAGCCAAGAACCACCACTTGTATTTATAAGGCCGTCTGGTAGCAGCGGTATAGCTGGTTTGTGCCAGATGCGTGTGATCGGCTCCCCTGGAGCCTGGACCGGTTTTTATGTTCGGGCCTATGATGTCAATACGCTCCAGCCCAATGGATCCTATTTTGCCTGTGGATTTGCTGCGACAGCCTTGGCTGATTTCGGAATGAGGCTGTGGGACGGTGATTCGAAGCTGCTTTTTGATAGCGGCACGCCTTATGCGAGGTTTACACGATCATTTCAAAATTGGACCTATGTAAAAACCGACTACACAGGTCCGGGGCTTCCCAGAAACTATTATCGAGTTGCGTTTAATTTTCCTGTTGGTGAGTTTATGCTGATTAATACATTTGGCATGCCTATGCTTGATGATGGAGTGCAAAATAGGCAGCTTTACTGTTGGTGGGATTTCTCTGGAGGGAATCTTTATGCATTAACGGTCGGCTCTTCAAATCCATTTGCATTCTTTCTACCTGCTGTATTTGCCAAGCTCTAATTACGTTATTTAGATCAACCAACGAAACCCGCCATTGAGCGGGATTTTTTTGCCTGGAGAAAAGTTATGACCGTATCCGAGAAAGACCGCGACACCCTGGCCCGCACGCTGTGGGGCGAGGCCCGCGGCGAAGGGCTGGCTGGCCAGATCGCTGTGGCCTGGGCCATCCGCAACAGGGTGGAAGATGGCCGGGCCAAGTCCTGGTGGGGCGAGGGATATGCCGGTGTGTGCCAGGCGCTATACCAGTTCAGTTGCTGGAACAAGACAGACCCGAATTATCAGTTCCTGATCGGTGTGAAGGAGATCCCGTTCCGCGAGTTGGCGCAATGCCGGATCGCTGCTGACAAAGTGATCGATGGTGCGGTGCCCGATCCAACCGGCGGCGCCACGCATTACTACGCGACTAGCATCAAGGCACCGGCCTGGGCGGCGAAGGCGAAGCAGACCCTGCGTCTGGGCAATCACCTGTTCTTCAAGGACGTGCCATGAACCCCGTGGGTGGGAAGGCCTGGGCAGTCGGCTTGCTGGTGGCCGTGCTGCTGGCATTCGTTGCAGCTTGGAAAGTCCAGGACTGGCGTTATGGGAAGCAGTTGGCGGAGCAGGCCGGCCTGCACAAGGATGACCTCACCGCCATCAGCAACGCAGCCGCCACCCAGGCCCGAGCCGAGCAGGACAAACGCCTCGCGCTCGAGCAGCGGCTATCAGCCAGCGAACAAACCCACTTCAAGGAACTGAGCGATGCTCAAACCAATCAGGCTCGTCTGCGCGATCGCCTTGCCACTTCTGATTTGCGGCTGTCAGTCCTCCTCGAGGATCCAGCCAGTTGCAGCGCAGTGCCTGCCACTGCCGGCGCCGTCGGCGTGGTTCATGGAGGAGCAAGAGCCCAACTTGACCCAGCGCATGCTCAAAGAATTGTCGCCATCACCGACGACGGCGACCGGGGGCTGATCGCGCTGAAGGCATGCCAGAATTATGTGCTTGAAAATTCTCGCTGAAAAAGTTCGGCGCAAGCACATTTAGGACGAACAGTTGGCTGTTTGGCCATCCAGTACCGAATTCAGTAGTTGGCTCAGGGCTAAAACCGTGTCTGATCAGCAATTGATTGCCGTGGAATATGTCAAGCTTGTGTGCGAGAGACTAGCAAGCCTGAAGCAGTTGGGAGTGACGACCGGAGAACTGCCAGTGGACCAGCTATGTATGTGCGTTAATCTCTTAGAGCCTCTCGCAGTTCAGATCTTATGGTGATTTCTGTTGGTTTTTTCTGCAATGTCTTCAGACGTCTACTATTTTATTGCTAGAGCGGGTTGATATTTTCTTTAGTCCTTTATCTAGTTTCTTTTCCAATAATTGTCTTCTTTCGAAATCGTGAGTTTTCATTATGGTGCTGTCTAGTTTTTGAAATTGATCTAACTCTTTTTCGTTGCCAGTGAAGGCGATTTTATGGCCCTTGAAATAGTTTCCTACATAAGTGGTATAACCCTGGACTCTACAATTGTGAAACATTAATATTTTCATCTCTTCGCTGAATCTCTTTGCGAAGGATTTACTTTCCGCTGATATTCCCAAGCCAGAATAGCAGCCATATATTTTAATTTTTCCGGCGTAACTAGTTTTTAATCCTGCCTCTTTCAGAAAGTCGGCTAATTCCTTTGCGGTTATTCTGCTGTCGTTGTCGATAGATGAGATCGAATCTTCTCCAATGGAGCAGTGACCCAGAATGTATATTGTATCAAAGGACGAAGCTGCTGAGCTTATAGTAGATTCAGCTTTTGTACGGATTCTTTGGTTTGTAGACTTGATGTCTGATCCATTGATGAAGCGATAGTCTGTGTAGTGGTTTTTTATTGAATTAATTCGCTCGCTCGAATCTATTTTGACTTTTTTGATATTTTGCTCGGTGATTTGGTTGTGTAATTGTCTTTTTTTGTGTTTTAAGGATGGTTCGTCGTCGGAGTCTGAGTCAGCAGGTTCTTTTTCTTCTATTTGTATCTCCTTTCGTATTTCTTCATATAGGATTTTTCTTTTTGCGGTGCGTGCGTTATTCCAGTTTTTTTTGGTGTCGGAAAATTGAGTGTCTTCTTCTGTTTCGAAAGGATGTATAACGATAATATTCCTATTCATTGTGGCTCTTCCATGTGGTTGTATGCCTGATAAATTTTAGAATATGACATGAGGGTCACAAAGCTTTCTGTATACGCTATCTCTCAACCCTGTATGGGAAGTCTAGGCGATGGATTGAGTTATGAGCTCGTTCTGTTTGCCTCGCCGACATCGCGCACTTCATTCGGATACTGGCCGATGGCGGCAGAGTGGCTTGGCGCTTGCTCCATTTGCCTAATCAGGTAAGGCTGTTTGTTGGTCCGTCCTCGTCAACCCACTCAAACCGTATTTCGGTCGCCGATTATCGCCTGGTGCGGCCAGTTCGCGCGGAAGAGTGGGCCGTGGGTGACCTTCTCTACTCTGGCATCATCGGTGCTTCCCGATCTTTTGCCCTGTACGACTTCCAGCCGCAGCGTACTAGTTCGGCGTACAAATCGTCGCCCTCCTGGTGGAAGAGGGCGAGCAGTTGCGAAGGCGCTGCACTGTACCGCTCCGGGGGCGCCAGGGTATCGACAAAGGTCCCGGACCACATGACCGACCCAGCCACGAAGTCGTGGATGCCGGTTATTGCGAGAGACGTCCGCACATAAGTTCTCCGGGGCTGGTCAGGATCGATTCTTCCCTGTTCGCATATCCGGAAGGCGATCACCCTCAAAGACCTTAAGCCGCTTGTATAATTCAGCTATTAGGGCGTCCTGGCCCAAGAGTTCCGACCGAGTGCTGTTCGCGAGTTTCGTATTTTCCCGGTACTGATCGCTCAGGTTCCGTCTGATTTTTGCCAGCTCAGCCCGAAGTCGGGCGCACTCTTTAGCCTCGGCTGCATGCATTTCTATCAAGCCGAAAATATCCTGGCGAGCCTTGCGAAGCTGGGTGGTCAGCTCCTGCACTTCGTTCTCCAGCATGAGGCAGGAGTGCCTGTACATCTCCAGAGGAGTAGGGCAGCCCAACCAATCGTCGGTGTCTTCTATGTCTAGCGGATCCACGGGTAACGCCTCAAGCTTTACTGTTTGGATATACAGTAATCGAGGCGCTAGGAAACCGGTGAGGACTCGCCGACGAGCAGCGTGCTGTCAGTCGGGAGAGCTTATTACCGCCAAGGCCATTTTGATGAACTCATCATTCTGAACGAGTGTATCCAGGGCGCCGTGCACATTGGCAGCGACCACGGCCGAGCCGTTGAGAGCGACCCAGTTAGACAACTCCATGATGGCTGCCTCGAGCGCAAGCTGGTTTTCGTTGATCTTGGAAAGCAGTTGGGGAAGCAGATCGAGGTTGTGCATTTTTGACTCCCGCTGAGTAGAGATCAGCGTAGCAGGGTAGGGATTTTCGGGAGCCATGACGCCGGAGAGGAGAGGGAATACTGTAGGAATATCCAACGCTAAGTTATTGATTCTTATGGGGCAATATGCTTGTTTTTTACCTACTCAATGACACCTGTTTTCCTTTTTAGATCAAGCGGTTGCGCAGGTTTTATGGTCACCTTGACACGGTGGTGGGCTGACAACGATCCGGCGCCTAAGCGCGGGCGCCGGTTGCATCGTAATCACTTTCCTTTCGGTGCCGCATTTCCACGGCCGCCACCTGATGGGTTCCCGGTCTTGCTTGGCAGATTGGGAACAGGTGCTCCTTTCGATCCGCCAGACTTTCCGCCCGTGCTGGGGCCTCCTGATCCGCCACTTGATTTGGTCATGTCAGTCTCCTGGGTAGTGCGATTCCGATTTGCTTATCCACGATGGACATACCTGTGACTCGTCATCGGCACCTCGGTTCTGATTGCCTGCTGGGCGAGTGTGATGTATGCAACATCGGCATAACCCGTCCGGCCGTTGCATCTGCGGAGTCGTCAATCAGCCGTCGAAATCTGCAACATTTTCTGGTCCGCAATTATTTACAGGCATGCAGAAACATTGGGCTGTATGGCAGGCATTTGCGCACGATTGCGAACCAGAAAACCTATCGGAAGCCGCATCCTGATTGATTTCCTCTCGGGACTTAAAATCCCCCGCTCGTAAGGGCGTGCCGGTTCGATTCCGGCTTCGGGCACCATACAAAACAAAGGGTTGCGTGAGATATCTCAAGCAACCCTTTTTGTTTGCGCTCAGTTTACCGAGTGGTGTCGAAGACTCTCATAACCGCCGCCTGAACGCTTCAAGTATCTCTCGCATGCCTTTCTTCATCTGCAATTGCGCAATGGTGTCCAGCGGGTACCAGAGACAATCACTGATCTCGTTCTGTGGCCTCGCTGCACCGATGTCGCTGACTGAAGCCTCGAACACGTGATGCAGGGTGTCGCCATCGCTGATGCGCATCAGGTAGAGCAGGTTCTCGGCGCCCAGTCCGGTTTCTTCTGCAAGTTCCCTGAGGGCTGCATCGGCATGGCTTTCGCCGCGCTCGATGGTACCGCCCGGCAAGGCCCAACGGCTGTTGGGTTTGCGTACCAGCAAGATGTGGCGATTTTCCTCACAGATGACGGTCGCTCGGATTTTCAT